ATGTGATAAAGTTATCTGCATTGTATTTTCTAAAACTGTTATGGATTATAGCACTCATAATTACATTTTCCTTTTAATGTTTGTCTTTGTATATTTATAATACTTTTTTAAAATTTATGAAAATGGCAGAGTAGTATTTGCAGGCCAACTTGCCTCATCTGCCGTTACGAACTGTGTTATTGTAGCGTTTGTTACTTTCTTATGTTTACTTCCAGCAAAGAATATATAATCTGAAACCTTGTCATTCTTAAAAGACTCAATAGATGTTCCTGATTGTTGCCACCCATTTACCACAACACCCCACTTCTGACTATATCCACCTTGCATATTAAATTTCAGTCTATCTAAACTTCGTTTGATTGGGCCTAACCTCAACTGTGATTCAAAAGACATGGTTTGTCCAAGCCAACCATAGTCTTGTGGATTAGTAGTTGCTTCATCTATCAATCCAAAATTACCCATCCTCGTAGCAACTATATCGACAAAAAGATAATCATCAAATCCCCCATCAACTAATTTCTGAATACCTAAGTCTTGCTCATAAATCTGACATTTAGTTGGTTCAATATAAACACCAACAAACTCGGTGATGGTTTCAAAATCTTCACCATCATCTATAATTCCAGTTAGTAAACCATCATCCTCGGTTTCAGTTACAGCATTAGCTATTAAATCATAATCTTCACCATCAACAACCCACGTTACACCTTCGCATGAATCTATTTTCAAATTTAATATTTTTGGCGGTTCAATCGAACCATCATGGAAAATAATTTTATATTTAGATGTCTGTGGTATTCCAGTAATTCGTAAATTAGTTTTTAAGTTTGATATTAATTGATACCTACCAAACAATGCTAAACCAGCAGGATGTATTGCTCTCTTTACAAAATTACGCCATTTGTCGATTGTTTCGCCAGAAGTAATTACATAAGAATATAGTTGATAATAACTACTATCTTGGATATATTTATTAGCAGATAAAAATCCTTTATCACCAGTAAACCCGACATTATAATTTCCAACATAAGCACCTACACTAGCAAATGCAGATGCACTTCCATCTCCAAGTCCTGTTAAGTCTAAATCTGGTTCTGAGGTAAATCCAAAACCATTGTTATCTATACTTATCTTTTTAATACCACCAATATCCCAACCAACTATAGTAGGAATAAAACCAACACCACTCCCACCAGTAAGAACTGGTATACCAGTATAACCCCTTCCAGTATTTTCCAATTCAACTTCGGTAACTGCACCAGAACCATCTACCGCTTTAACAATAACACTAGCGCTTCTACCATTAATAGATAGAACATTTGTATCGTCAACTGTAAACTTATCACCGACAATATAACCACTTCCACCATCAGCAATCGTAACAGTCAGTATTGATCCTTCACTCAATTCTGCAATCTTACAAACAGCACCAGAGTTTACGACACCACCACCACTAATGGGAACTGTAGCCCCAAGAGGATAATTATTTCCAGCAACAACTACTTCTACTTCCGTTAACATCTTTCCAAGATCAAAAGTAATATTACCATCTGTTATTGTTTCACCACCTACAAAAATTCCAATCGTTCCAGAAAGATAAATTGTTGAAACCAATGTAGAACCAACACTCTCTTTTAATATAGATTCAACAAGAGCAGTTGCACCAGAAACCGATCCAGTAATTTTCTTTCCAATTAAATTAAATACTTGGTCTGTACCACTCGCATCAACACACCTAACAATTTGACTTTTATCATATCTACCATCCGAGGTTCTAAGTATATCAACAGAGGGATAGTACAATTCAATTTCCTGATTATATAATAACCTAAAGAAAAAATCAAATGATTTCTCACTACCCTTTGCACGATAGAAATCTCTTAATCGTTTTAATGCAAGAGGTTTGTTAGCAGAGTTAAATGCAATCTCTGGAATATCTACTGCGAACTGACTTTTAAAATACTTTAAAAATTCATCCGTAGTTTTTCCGAGGTCTGCGTAATTATTTAAATTACCAATGATCTCATAGGGTTTCCCCTTTTGTTCCATATACTCATAATACGCTTGCATAAACGATATAAAGGTAGGATGATCCTGTGTAATAAAAGCAGGAAGCTGATTCTCTACCTTGACACTTATCCGTTCATCAAACGTAGGATGAAATGGTTGATTCGGATTTACCTTTGCCATTAGATTATTGTCTCAGAGTTCATGGTTATTTTAATAGATTCTGTATCTGTAACATCATAAGTTAAAACCTGTTCCCTCAATGGTATAATATCAGAATTGTTTACTTCGGGTGTAACGGTTAATCGAACCGTCTGTGTTCCATCCGAAATCGTTGCAATAATCAATCCATTCAATTCTACTTTTCCAGTATCGTAATCAATCGTTCCCTGATTCTTTGTACCGTCTGGTTGTGTTAAATATACAGCAGGACTATCTACTACACCGCTTGTTGTTCTTGCAGCTTTAATATTTCCTGAAGAATCATCAACCAAAGAATATGTATTACCATCAGCACCTGTAAATGAAGTTGAAACAAAACTTCCCTTCTTCAATGCATTAGTAAAGTATTGCGTAAATGTTTGAGCAACACTAAAATTATTTGGTACAATTCTTTGTTGGTATCTTATATTCGTTTTATTATTCCTAACAGCACTATCCGTAAGATCAATGTCTTGAACTAACTGTGAGTATCTAAACTTCTGATCGAACTTTTCCAAATCTGTTTGGAAATAACTTTGGATAGAAGTATCAATATTTATTTCAAGTGATGCCGCATCAGTTAAGAGTTTAACAGGATCATAGTTTACCGTAGCATCTATTAGAAGATAAAAGAATATAGGATCAATTATCTCAGGTTGTACTGTAACAACATTCACCTTATCAAGAATAGTAGTTTTGATTTCATCCTTTGTTGTTGTACTAAATGTATTATTACCAGATGGTTTGACAGCAACAAAAACTTTTCCATACTGTACTGGGTCTGCATCCTCACCACCATAAACAGTTATAGATTCTATGTCAGGTCTTTGTTCTAATATAATTGCTTTATAATCTTCTTTTGTTGTAGCACGTCTTTGTGCGGAATAAAGTTTAGGTGCTTGAAATTTAAGAGAACGATCTGATTGTTTCTCACTCCCACCAGTTGCCGCAACAGAAGTTTCTAAAATATATTGATTAGATGTTAAAGATGCAACAGTACCAACAGCAGTAAATACATTTGCTTGATTCGCTGCAGCTCCTAAAGTTGTAATATATTCAATAAAAATAATATTACCATCCTCAACCTGTGTACCAACAGAACCATCACCAAAGAAAAGTTCGTATGTACTTCCTTCTATTTCTTCTAAAAAGAATACGTTGTCTGATGACTTAACAGTATTAACATCCAAACTGGTTGCATCTTTATATGTCGTTAACGTAGTATCACTTGCTGATTTTTGTACCGTTACAGTAATAGTTGTGGTATCTACATTTGTATTTGGAAGTATAAATCTTTGTTCTGGATCGGCACCATTTACAACATACGATCTTCGTAATATCTGACCCTCGACTATTTTTAAATTTGTAACAGAGTAAGTTCCAGTTGCTGATCTCGGAACAGTAGTAGATGTTGGAGTCAGAAATCCATATCTAATTCCATTAATACTTGTTGTGAATCTTGTTCCTTTGTCGATTAGTAAAGCGGTTGGAGCACCACTTGGAGAGAAGGTCATGTTTAGCATTGCAGATGCGGAACGTCTGGATGTTGGAAATACGTTGAGGTGTTTTGCGTGAGATAGGATAGACTCTCTTAATGCGGAAGAATCCAAAAACATTTCATTCGCAAGCATATTAGCATAGTAACCCATGTAATGAGTATTGTATGCAAGAAGGTCAATAAGGATCGCTAGACCACTTCCCTCAAAATCATAATCTTCAAATTCAGTTTGAGCTCTCAGATATTCCTTCAAGTTTATTTTAATCTGTTCAAAATCTAAATCTGTAATCCGTAGTTTATTTGATATTGGCATTATCGTAGTCTCTCCAAGAACAGCTCTAATACGACTGGCTGTATTGTATTAATTGGTGTAAATTTTAAAGTAACGAAATATCCGTTTCTGTCTATATCACCTTGTATCTTAATATCATCAAGAATAATTCTAGGTTCATAATTCTCTAGTAATTCCTTAATCTGCAATTTAATAACAGTTGCTGTTGTCGGTGTAACCAACTCAAACAATAATCCAGCCAATCCGCTTCCCAGTTCTGGATTAAATGGACGTTCATACTTATCGGTCAAAATCAGATTTCTTACTGATCTCTTAATAGCTTCTACGCCCCTTTTCCTATTAATATCCCCTGTTACTGGATGGGATGTAAAATCTAAATCTATATCGCTCCAAGTCCGATTTGTCGTACTTAATGGTTTGGTAAAAATAGGCATTTTATTAACTTTTTCCTTACATTCGATTTTGATTTATGTTAGCTTATGCTTGTCGGCTGGGTCAAGTATTATCTTCTGCCTTGTCCTCTATACCTTTTCCAACATCTTCTCTTATGCTTGTTCTTTGGACATGAGCGAACAGAATTCCCAATAGATGTAACTTTCCTGATTCTCTCTTTTCTAGTAAACTCTTTTGCCTTCATCTGACGTTACCTTCTTATTTATAAAACTTATCTTAATTTTTAATAGCATATTTAAATTAATTCCTTGTTTCTATGTAATTAATCCCAAATCGCTTTCTAATATCCCGAATATCCTCGCTGGTGTTAAATGTTTCTAGATGAATGTTCCGCCTTTTCAAAGATTGACCATAAGCATAGCCCCTCTCGTATTCGATAATCTCATCTTCCAGAAATCTATACCCATCAGGATATAACCATTTCGCACAAAATAAGAACAAACGCTTAACCCATTCTGAGGTAGTATCTGAATTCCCCATTGTAAACCCTATGACCATAGCTTCATCTTTGGTGTTCATGCCCCTATCCAGCAAGATATGAATAATATCATGGTTATATAAATCCACAGCACCCGCCATAGCAATAGGTGAGTTCGGGTTTTCTAATAACCATACGAACCAATGAATACTACCCTGATTCTTATAAGTATCCGCAGATTTAAATTGTTTGATTGCTTGTGATAATTTCATGGAACTATTTATAAGACTTTTTCGAGATTATAAATACTAGTATCATTAATAGTTTAAAAGGAATCCTATGAAAACGTATAAAGATTTAATGAGTGAAAAAGCAAAGTTCAATTTCAAGGCGGCGGTAACTCTTGGTATGCTCGAAAAGTCTGACGAAAAGTATGTCAAGGAATTACAGAAAAAGGGATGGGAAATAGAGGAGTTCAATTTGACATCTAGTGGTTATGAGGTATGGGTTGTCAAATCAGGAAAGAAAGTCAAATACGCTGATAAGAAATCTCCAAGTAAAGCATTAGAACTTGCATCCAAGAAGGCACGATAAATGCCCAACGCTTTCGTATATGATATGGAAGGAAACAAAACAGAACTACGGCAAGGAAGATTAACTGAGCATTTTAATAAAAAAGAATTCGATTGCCAATGTGGCTGTGGTACTGGTCAAATAAATATGGTACTGGTACAAAAACTAGAAATGGCTCGTAGAGATTATAAACAACCTATCAGAATTAATAGTGGCATAAGATGCTTAGAACATAATCGTTCCATAGGAAGCAGAGATACATCTTCACATATTAAATGTGTAGCAGCTGATGTGGGTTGTGTCGGTATGGAAGAAAGAAAACAATTACTAGAAATCCTTTTAAAGTATTTTCCAAGACTAGGTGTACACAAAGAGTTTATCCACGTTGACGTTGATGGTGAAAAACCAAATGGAGTTTTTGTTTATTGAATATACTAGATGAAGAAAATGAAGTCTTTGGCGGATGGTTTAATGAGTGGCGAAAAGTAAGAGTTAAAAAACTAGAGAACATTCTAGGTAAAGATTGGTTTGAAGGAAAGTCAATTTTAGAACTAGGTGCTGGATTTGGAAATGTAGGATTATACTTTAAGAGCCTAGGTGCAGACGTTACCATGACCGATGCTCGTGCTGAATGTTTAGAAGTTATTTTAGATAAAGACCCCGATGCCAACATAACACTTCTCGACCAAGATGGTCATTGGGAATTCAAAGAACAATATGACCTAGTGATTCACTTTGGATTGTCTTATAATTTAAGGAACTGGAAAAGAGACTTAGTTAATACGATTAACAGTTCTAAACAATATGTTGCTTTTGAAACTGCTGTAAATAAATTCTCCCACGACATTTGTTTTCAAATAAAAGATTATCATCCTCATCACATATATCACGGCCCTATGAATGGGGTAGGTAGTTTGCCATCTATATCAAGTATAGAAAATATATTAAGTCCTTATGAATATACTAGATATGATGATGAAGATTTAAATGTCAATAATCTAATCTATACAAAGAAAAGCAAATACAGATTTAAATTACCAATGAATAAAGAAGGGAATCCGTGTCCAGAACCATACGTTATAGATGGTTGGGATAATCCTCATGTTTCGGGGGGTAGGAAATTCTGGTTAATAACACTTAACGTATGGGGGTGTCCATGAAAACTATATTGTGGATTGTAGGAATAGGGGTTGTTCTATACTACGGTTTAAAATTGTTATCTGCTATGGCAGGAATACATTAAATAAAAAAAGGGAGATGGGCGGCCTCGTGTGCAATTCCCCATCTCCCTATATTTGTGATTTCAGCTTACCTACATTCCTTGACGATCAACTCAAGGGATTTTACTTCGGTAAATTTCACTTGTTTACTCTACTTCAACATCCGCTTCATTAATGATAATCAAAACATCCTGATTGGTAATCTTCTCAGTCTGTTTGAATTCTTCAGCAGTCAAAGGGTAAACCTCTTGTTTAATCTCTTTCATTAATTGCATTATAATTCCTTTCGCTTAAGTTACAGGGGATTGTTACATACTTAATTATATGTAACGACAAAACTCTTTTGTACATTCTTCTTATCTCTCATTCTACGCCTTTTCTCAATATCCTCTAGGGTAGTTTTTCGAGAACTATCATACTCACGTTTTTCGACACAACTGGTATTGCGATTTTCATTCCATCTAAAAACATTCACCATAGACTTCATATCAATTACCTCAATTATTATTAACATACTCAGCCTATACTATTCTACCAATTAATACAAGGAAAAAGCGTGGCGGCCCGTCGTTTTCTCCGTAACCCCTTTAGATACAAGGACTTAGGGGAATTATAGGGGGGAGAATAAAAGGCGAATGGATAACTCCTTGTTTTTAAAGGACTTAGCGACATAGTAAAAATAAATGAAAAAAAGTGCATTTTTCTCTTGACATATATGGGGTTTTCTGATAAGCTGGTCTTGTATTAATAATTAATAAGGATTTAATAAATGAACTTAATGGACTTAATAACTGACCTTCTACTCTTTGCTGGTCTTGCAATAACAATAATTTTAATGATGTGTTTATAAGGAATGAATATGTTAGATACTACTACTGAAAAGAATTTAAAAAAGATGGTTAAACCCCTATTAGATAATGCGAAGCATTATCGAAAAATTATGGATAACTGTACAATGTATATGGTTAAACCTAATGGAAATAAATATTGGATTTCTGAAAATTGGATATTAGGTGAATATAAACATTGTGAACATTCAAATCCTTTTGAATCTTGGAAATATCCTAATGCGAAAATCGCAAAGGAAAATTTTAAATTAATGTCAACTGACGATAATTGGTAGGAGCTATATAATGAAACTTTCTAAAAAATCAGAATCAATTTTAAAAGAATTAATAGAAGTCCGCTTTGTGAAATGCCAGAAAAAAGGCTGGGGTCATAAAGGTTGGGTTGCTATAACGAAAGGCGATAGAGATTGGGAATCTGGAATCTCTGAAGATGAAATGATGAACCGTCTTATTAATGAAGCAGAAGCGAGGTGTTAATATGGGATATATGAAATCACAACACGTTAACTATATGATTGAATCCGCTAATGAATGGTATGCGGAACAAGCAGAACTGCTTGTGAAACATATTGATTCAATCAATCTTGAATCCCAAAAAGAGATGGATAATAATCCTGATCTTTTTATCGGTATGCTGACTAATGATATTCATCATTGGGCAGAGTATGGTGTTCATACCGTTGCTGATCTGGAACTGTATCTCGAAAGAGAATATGAGCGGGAGATGCGGAAGGAGGCGATGTACTAATGTTAACTGCACTTAAAATTATTATATGTAGTTTTATCGGTTGTGCTCTTGCAGGAGCATTGTTTCAAACTTTATTGGTACTTTATTTAGGAGGCTATAGTGAATAATTCTTATACACCTATGATGTCTCAAATGGGTTATGTTCATAAACTGGTAACGGTACAGGGCATGAAACGTATGCCCAACTATACCAACGGATATATCTCATGGAGAGATTATTCTGGAAAAATTGTAACCCTGGCTGAACTAATGGACATTGTAGATAATATGTCCTTTAAAGAATTAAAGGAGCTCGCAGAAAAATGACAATCCTTGAAGGTGATACAGTTAAATTACATCCGAAAACTGGAAAGGCGAAACAAGTCATCCATAGGGATGGCTGTCTTTTCAAGGTTCAATCGTTTTCGGAAACAGTTATGTTTGATGAGGGAAAAGATTGGATTGATTTACAGTCGATAGACAATCCTAAAAACGGGCGTTGGATTCAACGCTTTCACGATAAAAACTTTGATTGGGAGTTAATAAGATGAGCGGAAAAGCAAAAATTGTAATATCAAAATTGAATAGAGTTAAAAATGGCAAACCCATATACAGGGTTATGAAGTTAATCAACACCCGCCGGATTTCATTACTGGAACAGGATTATGAAGAAGATGAACTTCAAAATATCCTAAATGGTTTACCTTCCAATTATGATTATCAAATTATCAACAATACTTTAACAAGGTAATATAAATAATGAAAGAGTACGTTTTAGAAATACCGAGAAACCAATACGATAGATTGGCGAATGCTTTTGAATGGGATGATGTCTGGTTTATTAAATTCGATCCCAAGAAAGATACGGTTACATTTAAGATGAGTGAAGAACAGCGTTTACGATATAGTAAGTATGCATCTAAAGAAGAAAACAAAGCAATACCTAAAAAGTTTAGAGCGACTCATATCATTACGCAAATTTTCCTGCCACGCAACATTAAACAATATGAGGTGAACGTATGAAACCAGTATATTCAAAACCAAAAATAATCAAAGAGTATAAAGAGAATGGTGTAAAGGTTACACGATACGAAATGCGTAAACCAAAACCTGTACCCATGCCTCGTATCTATCGAAAGCCTGGAGCGAGATAATGTATGGGCTGGTTGATAAAATTAAAAAGAGTAAACATTCCAAAACGCTTCTCAAAGTTTATATCGCTTGGTGCATTGTCGCAGATGCGACATTACTGGGCGGTCTTATTTGGGGAGCGATCTATCTTTGGTTTTAGAAAGGAAAGTATGAAAGAACATCCAGTAGAAATTACCTATGAAGAAATGCAAAGTATGTCAATGGAAGATATTAGAAAGTTCCGAGACAAATCTTTGAAGCAACTTGAAAAGTCTCTCGAAGAAGTCGCAGAGAAAAAGAAACAGGAACGTATACAGGTTATGGATGCTATTGATACAGTAGCTGGAACTTGTATCGGTCTGCACAAACGATTGGAAGTATTGGAAGCGATGGTGAAACAACTTATACATGAGCAAGGGTATGAAGTTGAATTCGGTGAACCCAAAATTGATAAGGATAAATTAAACTAATGTCTATATATAATGATGACGTAATCGGTGAAGAATATAAAAAAGAAGGTTGGGAATGTGAACCAAGTCCAATGGATATGATGATTCACGTTGAAGATACTCTCAAGGACTTACTCAAGGTTTGTGCGGGCAGACCCATCCTTGATGATGTTGAAACAGATATTAAAGAAGCATTAAAGTATGTCGGTTATGTAAAGGAGAGCTTATGAATAAGAGAAACCTAGTCAGGAAACGTCTGGCGAAACTAAATCGAAAAAGAGTAGAAAGAAACGCAAACCGTAAACGATTGCGTATCGCAAACAAATATGAAGTGAACCTTGCTGTACATAAACTAAAAGTAAAACAGGGTTTGAAATAAGATTTGTTCGCTCGGTTTTCGCTTCAAATAGACGTGGCGTTTAGTCAGCGCCTAGTGTGTCGCACATGATGAGAAGTTATTTGATTAATAACAGCGATTCCTTATCGGGGATAAGATCGGCACGGCATTGTCGTTAGTAGGATGTACAGCAGCGAGGTAAGTGGATAGCTTCCGCCTCTGGAAGTTTTCTCTTAACCTATAACCTATTGGGCGCTCCTATGGGTTTCAGTTGAAACGCCAGAGATGCAGACCTGTATCTTAGTGGTAAGTAAACTGCCTTTCGGGGTAGGATAAGAGTTCGGAGCCATGTTCCCTTGAGGAACGTAAATAATTGCTGTGATAAGTACATTCTTTGCCTAACCCTAAAAGGAGAAATTATGATGGATGCATACAAAGAAACATTGATAATGGGATTACAACTCACACCGTTTATTATTCTAACCCTATGGGTTATCACCGATTACTGGAACAATAACAATGACGAATAGAATATTAAATCACCAATACCAACGCTTTAAAGATTCCTTAACCCTTCACGAATCCCATTGGCCAAACGGTAACATCAAAACCCGATACCAGTTCCTCAACGAAGAAAAACATGGTACACAACTAGAGTATTCCGAGGAAGGTAAACTACAATGGAAATACGAATACGTCAACGGTGAACGTCATGGACTAGGTACAGGGTATTATCCTGATACTGGTTTTAAAAAATTCGAGAAGCACTATAAGAATGGTGAACGCCATGGAACTTCAACCGCCTGGTTTCCGAATGGAGAATTGCATTATACTCTATCCTACCATGACGCTAAACGCCATGGGAAACAAACGAGCTGGAGAAAAGACGGTTCTCTTGAATACATCTATACCTATGAACACGGTAAGCGCCACGGTGAATATTTAATATACAATCCAGATGGATCGCTTCAAACCCAAAGAACTTATTATGAAGGAAATAGAATAGCATGAAGAAATCCATATTCGACAAATCATTCCAAGAACGCCGCTGTCAATTAGGAATCCATAACTATATCAATTTCATGGACTCGCCAATAGATATAGAATACAGGGCCGACATCCCCAACGAAGTCCTAATATGTAACGTATGCAAAAACATCACTACTCCTAGAGAACTATTAGAAAGAGCTGAGAATGAACATGAAGAATGCTAGTAAAAGAGTAGGTAAGGGAAAAAAGACAGGGAGAATTACAGGGGAGTTTTATAACTGGAATACTCTCAAGCACGATATGAAAATGTGGCAGTATGCTTGTCTCTGCTGTGGAGTTGGCATCCAATGCATACTGCTGGTTATTGTATTCTGCTGGGTTGCGTCTGGCGGGATTATGATAGTAGATTTTTTGCTGGGGAAAATTTTCGGATTGACTATATTATAGGGTTATTCGGAAAACCGTAGGGAAAAAGTTGAGAACCCATTTATATCTATCGGTGTAGGGTTTCTCAATTAGCCCGCCCCTATTCTCAATATACTGTCCTTTGAGTGGCCTGACTAAATCCTTGTAAAATAACGAGTTCCTCAGAAAACGACAGAGGGCCTCAGATAATACTTGACAAATATGTAGCATTTTGGTAAGCTATACCTATGATGATTAATAACAAAATTGGAGATAAGATGATACCTCGAAAGTTAACAGATATTTACAGAAGTTTGACGAAAGAACCCAACTCGCCTCTGAGTTTTATTGCGAATGTTATCTATACTTCTTATGGTGCGAGTCGTAAGAAAAAACTGATGGGTCTGTATAATATCGTGAATGGTGGGCCTCGTCATTATTGGAATCCCTGTCATGTAACATTTGCACCGTTTAATATGGAAACCATTCTATGTACTCCTGTATATCCTACGGTACGCAAGGATAAAGACGGTAGGGATATTGACTCTTATAATGGGTCAATTAAAGAAGTTGATGTGGAAAACTTGGAGTATTATTCGTGAATACGTTGAGAAACATAGAGAATTTCAGAGGATTGCAGAAATTAACAGCATCACCGTTGAAAAATGCGTCCTCACTAAGTCTGATAGTTTCGATTCAACATCAACTATTCTCCATGAAACACCACTATTCGACACTTTGCAACACTTCGCACCATTCAGAACCACTATATACATCACTAAACAACCGAAAGGACACTATATAATGACAAAAACCTTCACAATGAGAAATGTTAAAGATTTAATCTATGAATATGCAGAAATCGTTGAACCTGACCATGTACAGGATGAATTTCTAAGACAGTATTATACCTATAAGTATGCAGAAGAAACAGAAAAGACTCGTATGGTACAGGGTATGATTAATACCATTACAAATCAGTAAAAAGTCCAGAAAGGATAACCAAAGGGATGTGATTCATTCGCATCCCTTTTTTGTAGCAATCCTCTCTCAGTAATGATATAGTCCATTTTTACATCCCAATCGTTAATTGCTGTTAATTTAGAGTATAACTGAGAATAATACGCAATTCCTATTTTTATCCCCGAAGCACCACTTAAAAAGCGATCATAGTAACCACCCCCTCTACCCTTCCTATTCATATGTCTATCGAATTTTGTACCCGGCACAAGGACTATATCGGTTTTGGGGTTATCTTCAGGAAATGCAGTTGGAGTGTAGTAATCCCTTGAGGATTTCTTGATATGGTTTAGGATATACTGGGTATCAGGTTCATCCTTGAGGGAATTGAAGATATGTACGGAGTTGCATTTAGTGTACATATCAGAACGTAGTAAGTGTAAGGTTATTTCCTTACTCTTGTCCTGTCTTTCTTGGTTGTTCATGGTAGTCTTTCTTTGCAGTTGCGATCTCCTCTACCATTTCCATTAAGTTTCTCATACGATCTGCAACTATCCTTAGTATAGGGTTAATTGCTTCTGGTCTGTGTTTCAGTAGTGATAAGTAGTTTTTTCGTGTTACTTGTCCTAGTGTTACAGGGGTCTTTGCAATACACGTTGCGGTTCTAGGACGTTGATCCACTAACGCAATTTCACCGAATATTTGGTTCTCTCGGAGAGTTGCGACTAGTTGATTGTGTTTGAATACCTCAATTTCACCATCCAGTATGACATATGCATCATCCGTTTCTTCACCTTCGGAGACTATAACCTCTCCTTTTCCACGATATATGGTTTTCATTATGTACGATTCTCCTTACGTTTAAGAGTTTCATTGTATGTTTCACCCCCGAAAGGATGAACTTGACCAGTATTCGGGGATGTTATTTCGGGTTCAATGGGTACTAACAGGAGTTCGGGATCAATAGTCTCGACACCTCTCTGAATACCCCTTAGTGTACCACCCGCTGAGGATGGACAAGTACCACACGCACCACTAAATTGTACGATAACCTTTGGATATGCTACTTCCAAGAGGGTTATATCACCACCGTCTGCATGGAGTAGGGGTCTAACCAAGTCCGTGAAGTATTCCTCAATCTTGTTATATAGGTCTATATCATTCATATTTTGCGACTATCTCATCTATCTTCTTTGCCATGAATAGGTCTTTATTGGTAATAGTACACGATTTTGTATGGGTATAGTATTGCACCGTTACAATATCGTAGTTGATAATGATCTTCGGGTGATGATTATACTTTATCGCACACTCTGACACTTCATTCACAAATTTGATTCCTGTCTCCCAATCGTTGTGTTTGATATGACGTTCAATCGCTTCAGTTGGTTCGTATCTATGTCCTTCCGTGAATAGTGGGGGATGTGCGTAATTGAATGTCGGTTTCCAGTTCGGTATTTCATTAAATGTCTCTCTCGGTATATAGTATTGATTATCCTCAAACCCTCTTTCTATCGGTTTCTTGTTGTTTGGGATCATTGGTTTCGAGTCCTAGTTGAGTGATGAATTTAGGCCAACTATCATAAAATTTCTTAAACTTAGTGATAATTTTTTCTAGCCTTTGTATCTCTTTATCCTTATCCTCTACTTGTTTTCTCAAATCCTCTATAACAGTCTCACTATATACAGTCATTATGCGTATCTCCTTAACCAGTAAGGTAGAGTGTATCTCATTCCTTGAACCATAGTTACTCCATGTTTAATTTTGTTACCACTAAATAACACACACTTCCCTGTCTTTGGGATGATTTGTGTTCCATCTTCCAGTATCGTTACTCCACCTGTGAAATCATCATTCAGATATATAAGTGCAGACCAAAAATCGCAAGGTGCGTCTAAATGCAAATGCATCTTATTCCCTGTAACCCACTTCACTATCTCATTTGTTGCAATATACAAATATGCATCATCCAACTCAGTAACCCATGACATGATCTTCGCATCCAGTTCGGGGAACTTGTGAATTATGTCTAGGGGTCTTGTGTCATTGGGTTGCCAATGATATGACTTGTCCTTGTTATCTTCGTAATATGCTATCATCATCTCACAATCATATAGTGAGATAAAATTTTCTCGAATCTCCAACATGGTTATCTTCCATCTTCCATCCAGATATTCCAGTTAGAGGCCATTCCCCATCTCTCACCCTCGAACCTATATGGATTAAGAACATGGGATAACCATTTAGGGAATATCCAAAACTCACCTACTACTGGATAAATGTGTCTTGCGTTAGAAGGGTTAACATCATCTTCCATTACTGATACGTTATTTGAAGGCCAGGATAATGTCAGTCCACCACCAATGGATGCATATTGATTCTTAGGGTCTGCGAGTTTATCAGGTACTTTTAAGTAGAGTACCGTAGATATTCCTGTCTTTGCAGTTGTCCTATGAGAGTGCATGGGCATATAATCACCCTTGTTCATTTTAATACACCAACAGTCTTGAATGGTAATAGTTCTTTCCAGTTTTTGTTGGTATTTCGGATTTAGTGGATCGCAACAATGTGAGATGTATTCCTTTATTGCATTTTCGGTTTCATCTACATAGGGTTTCATCATTTCATTTCCATAGTCCACCCATGTCTGTATACTAGGCGGATTGATATTGTCTAGTGAATAGGTAGTTGCGTTAGATTCAGACAAAGTTGTTACGAAATCCAATGTTTTCTTTAATGCAAGATCAGATAATCGTCCATGCATGATATGTACAGAAGGATGACTCTCTATAGTGTAACCTGTCATAGTTTCTGTTTCGGTTACATTATGCATTACTTAAATAGCCCTCCCCTAAGAACACCATTCTCTTTCATTATCTCATATGCTTCTTCCTCACCCTTTTCCCAAACATTGAAGTTACATTGTACAGACCACCTATCCTCTTTATCACGAAATGGATATACCATGTGATTTAGTGATTTAGGAAATATGTAGAAATCTCCTATCCTCGGTAGTATATACGCATTAGTCGCACACGAAAAATGATCTGAATTTTCATATTTTGATAACCCCCACAAGAATTTTAACCATCCATCACGTTTGAAAGAATATGAATACTTAGGGTCATTCTCACCTCTGTCTGCAGCTTTTGCAAATTGATGCGGTACTTTAAGATAGAATATACTAGACAATCCTTCAGTTGATGCAGTACCGTGTATATGCATTGGGTTGTAATCGCCAGGTTTCATCTTTACATCCCATATCTCTTGTATTTCAACTCTCTTTTCTGATTTACCCCCATGATCCATTTGACAATTCTCAACAAATGTACACGCAGACCGCATCATTATATCTACATACCCTTTCATAAGGGGATGGTTTACGTCCAAGTTGTCTTGTAACCCTTCTATGTTCGCAATTAGTTTATTTGCGGCCGAGTTATCATTAGTCATATTACAGTATTCAGTTACATCCCTGATAATATCCGCAGACATTTTACCATGAAAAATATGAACTGCTGGATATGTCCATATCTCCCCAAGATTGTCATTTACCTTGACTTTTGCGATTTCCTTTGTTATCCAATATCTCTCATCCGTTTCTTCTGAATGATTAATCCTTGTCTTGTCCACTACTCTTTCATCCATCTGTCAATCCTTTTCATTATAGGGTTGTCCGTAAATATTATCAGACATATTATAGGTGCAATCCAAAACACTAAATAGTCCATTAGTCTATTGGGTCTGCACCAATTAATTTGTGAACGTAGTTATAGACATCCGAAACATCTTGCATATTATCACCCTTACGAAATACATCCTTGTCTAAGGATTTTCCATCCTTATCCCAAAGACGTTGTGAGTCGGGTGTTATCTCATCTGCTAACATTAGGTTTCCTTCCTTATCCATACCAAACTCAAATTTCTGATCGACTAGTGTAAGTCCATATTTTGCCCAGAAATGTAACATCTGGAAATTGAGTATATGTGCTTGTTCTTTTATAAGTCTAAGTTGTGATGGATCACACCAACCCATTTCAATCGCAACAGCTTCACTACATAGTGGGTCATGCAAGTCATCATTCTTATAGAACAATTCGAGTAGTGGTGTACTAAACTTCAAACCCTTTTCAATACCATATCGTCTGCAAAATGATCCAGCTGCAAAATTCCTAACAATCACTTCAACTGGAATGATGTGAAGATTCTTGACTAGTTGTTCATTAACACTAGGACTAGACAAGTAGTGTGTTTTCATAGTAGAACCATCTCTCCCTATTTGTTTACTATGGAGATGTTCAAATATCTTCTTGGATATTGTTTGATTGAGTTTTCCCTTGTTCAGTAGAGTGTCCTTTTTCTCACCATCACCCGCCGTTATATCATCCTTAAATACCATGCGATACACATTTGGGTCATTTGTCTCATATATACGTTTTGCTTTACCTTCGTACAATAGGTTCTGTGTTACTCCATCCCTGACTTCCAACATTTCTGCTACATTCATATCATCCTCTCCTTCTGGTTTAAAATAACTGATGGGACTCACCATTACGTTTTCTCCTATATTTCATAAAGTATTCATTAAAGAATTTCCATTCTTTTTGCTTAGGGATTGTGGTAGAGACTATAGGGGAAGTTTCCTTCCCCATATAACGTAGGACTATTTTGTTTTCACTAGACATAACAACTCCTTACATATTACCTATACGCAATAATAAACTAATAATAAATATCATTGATACGATCATCATAAACCATTCACCGAATGTATGTCTTGGTTGCATGGTTCATTTGCACCTCTATTTTTTAGATTTCCTCTTTGTAGTTTTCTTCTTAACTACTTTTCTTTTAACAGACTTTGGTTTGCGTACCTTTGCGACTTTCTTTCGAGTCTTTTTCTTAACTGACTTAGGTTTCTTACCAAAGTAACCACCATCTAATTTTGCATCTCTATCCTTCTTAAACTTATCCATCAGATTGCATGGTGTAATGAAATATAATCCGATACCAATGATTATAGCTATTAGATATTCCATGTTTCCCTCTTATTACAGTTGTACATACATTTATTTATAATTAATAGTGTTTCACTACTACCCTCAAACACGTTACTAATAAAATAACTGCACCAATCGAAATCCATAGTGTAGTGTTAGTCGTCAAGTTCATATCGAAAATAGTGTTGTTAATCACTTCGGGTTGATTTATAACCCCCATCAATTTATCATCATATGTCATATCATTGTCCATCTTACTTCTCCAAGTATTCCATCTTAGTTTCTAGTACAGTTATCCGTTCCGATAACTTCTGTTTTGATTCATTTGACTTTGCAGATTGAATCACCTTACCATCAGGTGTTACCAATTTCGATAACATCATTCGGTGTTCAACAACCTCATTATGCAATTCATCTATTCGGTCATATGCGAAATTAGTGAGAGTACCCAATCCTGACAGTATCACTCCCATTATTACAGGAACTAGATTCTTCCACCATGCGGTAGTCTCCAATCCCTTCATATCAATTTTGCCCATTGTTTTGTCTCCATTGTAGTATATCAAAAATACCAGCGAAATGTAAGGAAAAGACCAAACCCCCAAAGACTGTTAGGATCGTCATTTGGGAGTCTTTGCTCCATTTCAAAGCGTGCTTCTGGTATTAACCATTCGTAGCTTGTCTCTTTCATCATTCCATCCGACATGGCATCCAGATCAGTTTACCATTCATTTTGTGAGTATGCACTCCTTCACAACCAAACCACAATGCGGCTTTAATTGCTTCTTCATGCGTATCGTAGATATGATCCATTATATCATCAGACATGAATACTCCATCTTCGTTCTTCTCAGGTACTTCTTTCACTTTAGGTTTCTGTTTCTCTGCACCTAATGGGGGTGCAAAGAATGGAACAGTAGGATGTTGCATTTGTGAAGATGGTTTACCCATATGTTTAGTACCACTACCCTCACTTCTTGGTGCGAAACCACCACCAGTTTGATCTGGTACATCACCCAATGATTCCTTCAATGCAAATTCGGGAGTCATTTCTGTTTCTGGTTCAAACACTAATGGGTTACGACCTATTCGTTCCGTTAGTTTTTGTCTATTGTCATTGATAAACCTTGATATGTCATCATACCATTTCTGTTTACCATTGTAACCAATCAACCTCGCAACCTCTTGACCATTATCCCAAACAATAAACGTAGGTGTTCCACGAATAGGATCAATCCTTTGTTGGTCATATGCGAGATCAAACCATTTTGGAGCACTAGTCCTATCCATAGAGATAATGCGTAATGGTAATACCTTTGCGTATTCTGTGTTCTTGTATTCTTGTGCAACTTCTTTTAAGTAGGATCGACAATAACGACAAGACTTCATTGAGAACATCAACAACTCAGCAGTATATGCAGTAGTTGTTGTCAAACAAAATAACAACGCAAACATCAATATAATCTTTTTCATTTCACTCTCCTTTACCTATATCTAGGTGATTTACCACTAAACTTGTTACCTGCTATAGCGGATGATTGACTAAATGTGTCCTTCCTAAATTCCTTACTACTCTTTCCCTTTTGATGACTAGAAAGACGAACCTCTACGTCTTTCTCCATTTGGACTATAGTTGCTTTATAATTGATACCTAGTTTATGAATGGTACAATACATATCAATAAACCCATCAAATTCTTCTTCAACCTTGTAACCTAATCCCAAGAGATAATCCCTAACATCTTGGGATTTGACTTTAGGGATAGTGTAACCACTTGCAACAGTACCCTTCAACCTACCCATCTTAGGTTTATCTCTCTTGATTTGTTTCATACCTCGAAATCGTTTACCAAGACCCTTAATCGTTTCTGGTACTCCAAGAGCTTCTCCGATAAAATAACTATAGTCTTTCATAAGTCCTCTCTATTTAAATCTATCTAATACGTCCGTACCACCTACAGTAAGGGTACGAACCAAGTTGTTTAATCTATCTACCTCATCCTTGAGTTCCATGTGTTTTAACTCCAACAAATCATTCTTCTCTTTCAAATCCTTTATCGTATTGTCTTTAACACCGATCTGTGATTCGAGTATGCATATTTGAGTGTGGGTCTGTGAATCAGTTGACCAGTTAGCATGATGACTATTCATATTACCCCCTTATACTTGTGTTGATACAGTATTCTCGGTTGTTGTAATCTTTGGTTTGTTTTGTTCAAGTAACCTATCTTCTGCAAGTTTTTTAAGTCTTGAAATATACTGATCTTGTGTTTGGAATATTTCTTCACCACTTGGTAACTTTACTATTGCGTTACCCATTCCAGTAATTGAACCCATGACATTATTCTTTAATGCATTTGCACCATCTAATACATTAGTGATACTTCCAAGATTGATGTTTGCACTTGAAACTATACTCAAAGGATTATTGAATAGTTGCCTTCCTAATGCTATTCTTCCAGCAAAATTAGTCAACCCTCTATTTATCCCTATGTTCGGTCTTTGTATAAGTTGACCAGTTGCTAAGTCTCTTGCAATATTAGGAATCGCACTACCATCACCACATGGGTTAAAGTTTAAAAGACCACCGACTGCATTAAGTGCCCCATTTGCAAGATCGGTTATGGATGTTCCTATAAGATTTTGAAGATCACCAAACTTATTAAGTACGGAAGTAAGACCACCACCAATTCCATTTGCGAGATCACCTAACGTATCTGCTAAACTTTCAAACTGTTTCGAGAATGGTATATCGGGAAGTAGTTTGGATAAATCAGCACCAATCGTAGCTAGAGTAGATGCTAATCTTGCTTGTAATGCTAACAAACCAGCGGGTGTCCCGAATAGACCAGAAAAGTTTAGTAGATCACCAATCCCCTCTCCTATAGCACTTGTAAGTTTACTTAAATCCGCAGATAAATTACATATTGGATTTGCCATTTTATACTCCTTTATTTAAATTGAGATTTACTATGCAAACTACCCCAATGTAAATCTTTACCTATACAACTCGGTATTGTGAAAAATAATAAGACTCCAATCATCATTGTTGCACATAATAATAGTAACCAGTTACTACTATTATTCATGTTACCCCCCTATAAAAACATTCATACTTCCAGATGCAACATAAGTACAACCAGAAACTCTATCTAACCATCTACCTGCTGGTAAAGAACCAATAAACACCGTACTACTACCTTGAATCAAAGGTGCAGAATGTATAGTACAACAAACTGGACACGAAGCTGGTCTAAGATGTGGTGTATTAGGAGCGGCAAATGTAGAAGCAAGTCGTTGATTTATGAAAACCGTACCTTGAACAATTAATCTTCGAGGGTGTCCAATACAATGGACTCCATCCTTATCCATAAATCTAGCTGCAGATCGACCACCTTGCGGGCCAAAAGTACCACTTGCAAAAGTTTCAGCCAAACCAAGACCAGTAGCAAATGGTAAGGTAAACTCTTGACCCATTATAGTTACTGTAGTTGCATTTGAAAGACTATCAGTTGGATTAAATGACATTATTGTATTTCCCCTGATTGTAATTGATTAATAATATTTATGACCGCACTACTACCAAAAACATCTGTATACATGAACGCATAGTAAGGGTCAGTAATATATTGTGATATATTATATGCTTGAATATATCGGTCAAGTTTATCTCTCAACGAATCATACTCCGCAGTATCATCTGCAATATGTTGTTCAAAAATCGGTTTGTGTGTTGCAACGTCAGTATTCCATGCATTAAGGGGAGTTGCATATGCATTTATATCATTAGAAATATTAGTTGGTGCATTTGCTTCAGTAGGACACGCATTGACTCTAGTGATTACGTCAGGGTAAGTACCACTTAGAGGGTCTACATTTACTGATGTCTGTGCATTTGCAACAGTTAAGTCTGCAAGAAATAATGTCTCGAATACCAGTACCAAATAATTTGTAAACGTAACACCGAATCGGTGTTCAATATCTGTTATCGCACGAACTAAACCCATAAGTTCTTGTTGATTTGGTTTAATAATATCAAATGGGGGTAATTCATCCACTCCCGATAATAATTCCATGTGCAATTTGAAATTGTTAATATCAACAGTCTCAAGTTCATTTCTCAAAGCTTCTGTTGTATCAATCCCAGTTTGTAATGAACTAGACAATGATTGTAATGCACTTATAATTGTATTAATACCACTTGTACCAAATCCAGCTTGTTCCCAACAAGGAGGAAGATTAGTAGTCGGAGGATTGGTCGGAGGATCAACTGGAACTACATATCCTTCCAAAGTTACTATATTTGCATCAACCGTAGTTTTTGCATTAGTCAATTCAGTCTTGCGATCTTTAATCTTTGTAATTAACGTAGTTACTTCTGGTTCTAGTGGATTAACATATGCACCACCTATTATAACTTGTTGATACAACAATTTGATATGTTCACGTTCAGTATCAAAACTGTCAGGGGGAAAATTAGGTGTTAACCCTTCTGTAAATGTAATTGGCATTATATACTCCTTAGTTCAAATTAATTGTTCCTGATCTGTTAATATAGGTGCCTGCGAATACATTACTAAAACCAGTAGTTGCTTCAGCTCTACCACCTAGACATATTTCACTATGCAATAATGTTGTGGTTTCTGTTGATAATCCCATAGTAGTTCGATTGTAATTAAGAATAGATGATAAACCTAAATTCATCAATGCAGAAATATCTATACTTCCAGCACTTAACAGGCGATGTCCACCAAGACCAGTTGTTTCCGTACAACCACCAAGATAGACATTCTGTACATCTCCCGAAACTACCTCTGATATATCTCCACCTATTCCTATCTGTTGATTCCCACCAACATTCAATAATGCATCATCACCAACCAATAGATCATCAAAACCATTGACGATAGTTTTTCTATCTTCTAACATTTCAGTTGCACAATTTCCAGTTATCTTTGTTCTCATATCACCCTGTACGTTCAAATGATAATCACCATAAACCTCTTGGACAAGATCACCTTGATATAACATACGACAATCACCTTGAATAGTAACATTACAAACTCCATTTATGTAAACATCATTATCTCCCAAGATGATTTCATAATCATTACCCACTACCTTAACAATCTTTGTTCCGTCCTGTTGTATTTCTTCAAACGTACCTGACTTGTGATAACGGTGCATCCTCTCCGCAGATGGTGTGTCATCCCATTCTTCAACATGACCCGATTCACTCATGCGAACATGATTGAATGGATAAAGAGAACTGATACCACCTGATATATTATATTCAGTATCACTATCACTTACCCCACCATATCTAGGATTAGGTTCGTTCCAAGGCGAAAAACCATACAATCCACTATTACCAGTATTTGCAATAGCTGCTGAAATATCCCCTGCAACAGCAGTAGGAATTCCTTTGTTCCTTACCTTCCGTTTCTTAACTAAGTGTGGTGAATCCTCTGAACCAGGCGTATCTAAAGAACCAGGCAACGGTACTGGTATTGCACCACCACCTCTTGCTGCTCTATTTGTATCAGGTTCTCCAAGATGAGTAGTTAATGGATAAGTACCAAAAGGATCATTGAAACCTTTTTGGGGATCATGTTTATAATCCTTTTCGGGAATACCCCCGAATGTTCCAATCATAACTGGTTCTTGTTCATTACCACCATCACGAAAGAAACCAAACACCCAAGTACCTTCAACAGGCCCCATTGGTGTCGTACCAATACCATTCATAGCTGCAGATGTTATCGGTTGACTTGGAGTTGCCCACGGTAAATGTTCTGTTGGTATTCCTTCACCATCTATCTTATTTGTAGTATGCAATCCAAGAATACGCACTCGACATCTACCCAACTTCAATGGGTCATATCTATCTTCAACTACACCTTGCCATATATTCATCATAGTCTATCTAACCTTTAGGTATTGATGTGCCTGGTATCGGACTACCAACCGCATCTTTTGTTAATTGTGCAGACATTGTATATTTTATAGGAGCTATAGCATCAACCATATCAAGATGATGATTTATTTTTGTTATGATATATCTACCCGACAAAAACTTATCTCTTAAATCTTCTGGATTTGCAACTCTACCTCTTGAATCCTTCAATACCTTACTCGCCGCAGGAACATCAATTTCAACCATATGTCCAACTTGCAAACCAGAAATAGCAGGAAACCGAATATTCAATGTTATCTGATTTAGTGTACTCATCAATGCATTTCTTTTCAAGTACCATTCCTCAACATTATTATCATAAAGATCATTCACACTTTCTGCATACATCTGATCGTGTTTTGGATAAAAACTAATGTTACTATCATAGAATCTTTGAAATTGACCACCACTCTTTTTATTAGGACTAATAGAATTTGCAAACTCATATCTATCTTGTACTGTAAATTCTGTTTCCGAAAAACTTATAGGCATAAATGGGTCTGCATGATTTATATGATTATTATAGAGTTCTTCCAAACCCAATACTCTTTCTTCTATTTTCTTTTTAGTAATATCATGGGTAATTAACTTTGATGCATACATACCATTCCTTACATTACTTATAACGTCAAATTGACTAGCAATTTCAAGATTATTTAGTTCCATTACACCTTCTTTTGCACTTTGCAATTTAGTAGAATCAGTAGATATTGGATTCAATCTAAACTTTTGTACAGTTGGTGCTTTCAATAACGTATCTATACTTCTAAAGTAATATACACCATTAGATTCCCAATACATAAAGTTCGGAACATTATTTTCATTGATTGCACGTTTACATAACCAGTTAATCGCATCAAATGGTTTCCAGTTCGGTATTACAATGTTCTCTATACCCTTAGTTGCTTCTATAACAACATTATCTGCATGACCATCTAAATCCAACCAATTATCAACAATATCAGATACAATCTGATCTATTCTCTTTCCTTTATATGATTTACTAATTTTACTATTTTGATTTATTATTGATTGGTTAGAAGTAAACTCAAGAACATATATCTGTTGACGATCTTTTGTTATACGTCTTTGTTTAATACTTGTCAAATGCATATCACCAGGCCAAACTTCTGATTGTGTGTCCATACCACCTGTTGATTTTGTTGCCCATCTCATATTCAAATATTCTTCACCCACGATTGGGCCTAAAAAAGGAATATCCTTAGAATCATTCATTCCAATTTCAATACTAATGTTAGGTCTGTATATATCTTCATATAAATTCAAAGATATAGCTTGTGGAAGTATCTCGAATGTTCCACTTGCGGTCAACAACTCCATGAATTCTATGTCTACATCAGACGCTCTAAATGTAACTGGTGATTTTGGCATTTTATGGTTTCGATAATAGGTTACTTAATTCTTTTTCAATTCCACCAGTATATTCTGGTTTGATAAGATTTATGAGTCTACGTTTATCATTTTCCAGTTCTTCATATTTCATATTACTTATGGTAGTCGCATTACCATAAACATCCGTAGTACCATTTCCAATAGGTGTGCCTGGTTCATTAACTATATTACCATCCGTATCTTCGTAATGATGAGGGTCAAGTTTAGTTGAACCATATTTCTTGTCAACATATCTATTCAAATCATAATATGTTAAGGGCCATTCATAATATGGATTGGTAATTTGTTGTGCAAATAAAACAATCCAATGCAAACCACTAGTACCATAATAATCATAAGAAATAGACTCAGGTGTATCACCATCAGTAATAGAAAAATCCACATATAATACTCTATTCTTAATAAAATCCATCTTCATTCTTACTCTTTGCAGTATATTTGTTATCGGTTTGACATTAAGTTGATCCTCTTTCCCTTCAATATCATAACCTATGAGTTGAAACCTATTAAAATATGACATTAGTATCTCCTTAGTAACCTTTATCTATATCTTCACTTGTATTCTTTCTAACTTCGGTAAATGCCATTTGGACAACAATAGAAAGTGGTTCACCTTTGTCATGTGCAATCCATCCATCAGGTGCAAAGTTAGTTGTAATGTTTGTTAATACAGTATTGTGCAATCTAGGTAAATGAGGATTTGTCTGGTATACATCATCCTCTAAATGCATAAACTCAATATTAAATTCATTAGGGTAACTGTAAAGTGCTTCGTTTTGAGTTCCACTACCATCATTTATTGCAAATGTTGGTCTAGAATGTTTCCTAAACATTTTAATTATCTTCTGAACTTGTAGATATTCTGTTTCTGATGTTGCAATAAAATCAAAAGTAAAATTAAACACTCTAAATGGAATACCTTGAAATAATTGTTCTTCATAAGGATTCTGTGCAAGTCTAAAAGATTGACCAATCGCACTAGTAACACCACCACCACCGAGCGCAGTTGCAACTGCACCAAATGTACCAGCGATCATAGCACCACCAGCAACAGCAGCAGTTTTTGCAAGATTTGTTACAATTCCAGAACCAAATCTTTTCATTATATCACTTATACCAGCATCACTCTTGATAAGTTCTCTAACCCCCTGACCCAAAGCACCTATACCTTCCGTATTCCATGTTGCACTTTCATTGTAAACGACAGATGCGGGCATATAAAGAAAACAATGTTCTAACGCAACCGAGGGTTGTTTGAGTTGAGTTCTACCTATGTCAATAAAAGCTTCAATTCCAAAACCAAGAGATTCGAGAAGTTTCAAACCATCTATACTTCCTTCTGCACCACCAGTTTGTAGAAATTTATCAATATCTGATCTTTCTCCTTTTTCTCGAGCTAATTGCGAGATCAATTTATCCCTTAACTGTTTTGATTCTGCCTCAGTACGAACTCCTTGTTGTTCCAGAAAATCAACACCATTAAGTTGTCTTTCTGTAGCTGCAATCTGTTTTTGTTTCTGTGTTTTCCCTTGCAGAACAGCTAAACGAATTGCTTCTATATCCTTCTTGCTTAGAGTAAGACCAGGCTGTCTAATAGCAGTAAATCTTATACATTCCCTAGATCGTTCTTCAATTCTTCTTTGTTTTTCTGGGCCTGGTGCTCCCCTATCTAGAAATAATGGGTACTTATGAATAGTCGCATTATTCGATTTAAAAGCTCCCCTACTAAGTCTACTAGTCTCTGCCTTACCCTGTACCACTACTTCGTCCAAAACAACAGTACCGTCTGGTCTAATTTCTGCCATTTGCTTCTCCCTGTTATAAATACTACTATATATTCTATAACAGTATTTATAAGAGTTTTATGAAAAAATATCCTAAAGTTGGAAAATATAAAGTAAAGAATAAAGAGAAATATGTAGGAAATCTCCAAGAATGTGAACATCGCTCTGGATGGGAACTAATTTACATGAAATACCTAGATAATAATCCATTCGTATTGGAATGGGGATCAGAAACAATCAGAATACCCTACTATAATCCAGTAGAAAAGAAAACTAGGAAATACCTAGTGGATTTTTATGTAAAAGTTAGGGATAAACATTCAAAAGTACAAAAATACATTATTGAGATCAAACCCAGTAATCAATGTTTCCCACCTAAAGAACCAGTTAGAAAGACGAAAGGTTATAGAGAAGCAGTCATGGCATACATGGTAAATCAGGCAAAATGGAGAGCTGCGTACTTATATGCAGAAAAAAGAGATTGGAAATTTGTAGTTATTACAGAAAAAGAACTAGGAATCAAGCATTAACCTTATAAATAAAAGAAATGTTAAACTCACCATCAGAATTAATGAAACTGGGTAATCCAGTAGGAGTCGCTTTAAGGGGCAGACTATACACTTATAGGTATATTGCTACAACTGTTACAAAAGACAGTATACCCTATTGGGATATGTACCCTGTTGTCTTGGTAACTCGCTTGTTTCAAGGGGGATTTCAAGGATTAAATTTTAATTACCTTAAAAATGATATGAGAGATGATCTAATAAAATCTTTGAGTAGATTCTTTCGGGTAAGAGGTAATTTAAGATTCTTCGAGTATAAAGGATTTCTAAGAGTATTGCAACAAAGACCATGGCGATCAGCATTAGTTTGTATGCGTAGTTATAGATATGATAATTTACAAACTCCATTAATTCAAATTTATGATGATGAATGGGAAAATGTAATGAGAAGTTCTTATGAAATGTTCTTTAGAACTAACCTAATAACAAAAAACAGAGTTCCAGTAAAAAGTGAACTCATTTGGGAACAACAACGATTAAAAATACTAAAAGGAACTAACAACTAATGGCTATAAGACTAGGCGGAAATATATTTAACCAAAGAGGTAGAGGTGTTGGGGGAAATCTAAATCTCCAAAGAATCTTCGGAGGGGGCGGTTCTGGTGTTTTTGGGCCAGGAATTACTATTGGAACAAATATTCCTATAGGTTTCAGTAGAGTTGTAAATCCAGATGTAGGTGATGCGAGAACTACGCATGATAATACACTTAGTAAATTCGTCAGGGATATTGGTAATGAATCAGGATTGTGGGCAAGACCTTCCTTATTTAAAATTGTAATGACTCCTGCTTCAAAATTAATAAAAAAATGGGGACTTTCTAAACTTAGACAGATTGGATTTAATTGTCATCAAATCTCTATACCTGGCAATAATATAGCAACTAAAGCACTCAAGACATATGGACTTAAAAAGGAATATGTATACGATAAACTCTTTGATGAAATTTCATCATCATTTTATGTGAGTGAATCAATGGATGAGTATCATTTCTTTGAAACTTGGCAAGACCTAATGTATAAACCAAATCAAAGTGTTGGTTGGTTTAATGAATATGTTGGAACATTAGAAATACATCAATTATCTAAACATCAAAAATTTGCTACAACTAGTGATATAGGAAGTGTGTGTAAATATACATTAGTTGATGCATACCCAAAACTACTTTCACCTTTGCAACTAGATTATAGTGCATCAAATACTATCCAAAGGATGACAGTAAATTGGACTTTTAGAGATATGATAGTAGAACCTCGCAAGGGATTGTCAGGGGGAAAGATATTTGAAGATATACCTAATTCACCTCTACCCGATTTAAGTAACATAGAATCTGATGATGCGTTTTCAGAATTTGAAGAACTCCAAAAGAGACTGACCGATAGACGACAACCTGGCGTAAACAATGATCCACCAAAGGGAGTAAATACCAGAGGAAATAATTCTAATTTAGACGTATTCGAAGCATAATAAGATTAATACATAATTTTATATTATTAAATTAAAGGAGACATGAAATGGCATTACCAAGAATAACTACACCAAAATATCAATTAACCTTACCCTCAACAGGGAACGTGTTAAACTACAGACCCTTCTTAGTTAAAGAAGAAAAAATACTTCTTTTAGCATTAGAGACAGAAAAAGAAGAAACTATAATGAATGCTGTAGCAGATATTATTGATAGTTGTGTATCAGAAAAAGTCAATGCAAAAACTTTACCAATGTTTGATCTTGAGTATATCTTTTTACAATTAAGAGCAAAATCTAAAGGTGAAGAAATAGATTTAGAAATAGAATGTCAAGAATGTAAAAATCCAATTAGTTTCAATGTCAATTTAATGAATGTAGGTGTTAAAACTGAAAAGGAACATACTAATAAAATTGAATTAACTGATAACATTGGTATAATAATGAAATACCCTTCGATTGAAAGTAAAATAGGTATGGAAGAAAATGGATCAGATTCAGATGTAGAAATGATATTCACTTCATTAGTAAGTTGTCTAGAAACTATATGGGATAAAGATAGTACATATCCTGCTAAAGATCATACGAAAGAAGAATTACATGAATTCTTTGAATCATTACCCGATACAGAGTTTCAGAAGATCAAAGAATTCTTTAATACAATGCCAAAATTATCACATGAAGTTGAACTTAAATGTAATTTTAAAACAGGTAAGGGAAAAGATAAAAAAGTCTGTGGATGGAAAGATAAAAAAGTCTTGGAGGGTCTACAGTCTTTTTTCGGTTAAGCCTCAGTAGTGAAAGTCTACAGAACTATTATAATACAAATTTTAGTCTGATACACCATCACAAATGGTCATTATCTGAGGTTGAAGGTATGTTGCCTTGGGAAAAAGAAATATATTTACAATTATTAAGTCAACATTTAGAAGAAGAACGAAAACAACAAGAACAACAACGTAACAAGTAACCTATAAGGATTTAAAAAATGAAAAAACCACCCAGTAAAGGGGGAACACCACCCGATCCAAGAGGAGTAGGAGAAGAAGGACAACAAAAATCTTCTGGTGGCTTAGATATGTCCAAAGGAGCAGATGGTTGGGCAATCGGACTCATGCAAGCAAAAGATAATAAAGAAGGATTGGCCGCAGTTGTTAAAGAACTACAAGGGTTACGAGATGATCTAAAAGAAAAAACAGATAAACAAACTAAAGATATTGAAAAACAAACGAAAGAACAAACTAAAGAAATTGTAGAAGAAACTAAAAAAACAAGTGATATTAATGCACAACTTGGAATGAAAACAGTAGAAAAAGAATCAGAGACTAAAAAAGAACTCAAAAAGATGTTTGAAAAATTGGGTGAAAAGTTTTCGTCAGGTTGGATGGGATTGAAAGATTGGATGATACAAAAACGAGATAATATATGGGATGGTATGAAAAAAGTTTGGGATAAAATCAAAACATATTTTATGTGGTTCTTAGGAATTATGACTGCTTTTGCACTCGGTAAAAATCTAAGTGTTGGTGATATAAAGAAACTATGGGAAAATACAAAAAAGTTTCTTACCAATATGAAAGAATTATTCTTTAAAATGATTGAGTTTATGACACCCTTTGTTGATTGGTTCAAGAAGTATACTCTCCCAGCAACTTTCAATTTTTTCATGGACACAATGGATGATCTAAAAAAGTTAATGGATAATTTAACGAAAGACTTTGAAGGTTGGCAAGAAGGTGATTTTTTTGCAAAAATGTGGAGTATTACAAAATCAATAGAAAGTATTGGAGAGTTTGCACTTGACTTTTTTAAAAACATGGCAAATTGGGTTGCAACTGCTATATTTGGATATGATGGAACATTAACAAAAGATATTAATAAGGTGTTTACCAGTTGGTTTGGCCCCACACTTACAGAGGGTTTCACATCATTTCTTAATACCATTGTTGGGATGTTTCTTATCTCAAAAATATTTGGTATGTCAACAAAATCTTTTGTTACAAAAGTCGGTGCATTACTTCGTGGTAGTATCATGTTACTTATAGGTGCAGTAAGACTTGCTTTGAGTCCTATCGGTATTGCTGTCGGTCTGACCGCACTCGCTTGGCACTACAGACATGAAGTAACAAGAGGAGTAGATGAAACTTTGCAGTTGATGGCGCATACCTTTTTGAGTTATACAGATTCAATACATAATTGGATTATGGATAAATACCCGAAAGGTGCCGAATTTTTAGGATGGAAAAGAAAGGCGCCTCGTGGAGCATTTAATTATGATGAAGGTAATCAAAAAATGATTCAAGAGGCAGAGGAGAAGGCAATTAATTTAGAAAAACGAGTAAAAGATTTAAAACTATGGAAACAAATGTCTGGCCCAGGAGGCAACCAATTTGAAGGGAAGAAATTAGGTAAAGGAAAATTGTTTGATCCTGATGAAGATCAATCAACATTAAATAAAGCAGAAAAGGATTTACAGAAAGCAAAGAAAAATCTAGAAATCTTAAAAAAGAATGTAGCATTTATTAGTAAAACAGATCAACCAAAAATCGGAGAAGATTTTCTTGACATCAAGGCTGCACTAGGGGAATCCACTAGAAAAGTTGCTAATGTTTTAGGTGAAGGATCGATTGGTAAAGCACTCAAAGATGATTTTAAAACAGTCGTAGGTGATGATATATTTCTTGGTATTAAAAATACTATGGGTTATGAACAATTTAGAACATTCTCTTATGACGATAAACGACAAGATGGATCAATAGGTAAGAGTATTGGTTATGGTTTCAATTTAGATAAAGATGGTGCCGCAGACCAATTAAAATTTGTTGGAATCACCGATAGAACCTTAAAAGAATTATATGACGGTAAAAGAGGAATAAGCGAAACAGAAGGTCGAGCATTAATGAGACTTGAATGGCCATTCTTTCAAGCAATGGCCAAGAAGTGGATAGGTGAAGATAATTGGAGAGGTTTAACTGGTTCTGCGAAAGTTGCATTAACAGATATGGCATACAATATGGGTTCTAGCTTTTATACACAAGGCAACTGGCCAGGTTTAAAGAAAGCAATCTTAGATGGAAATGATAGTGGGCCGGGGTATAATCTTAATATGGGTGTTTTATGGAATACTAAAGGTGATGGGCCTAGTGATTATTTTATGGATGTTGGAAAAAGAGCTGTTGAAAATCTTACATTATTACAAGGTGCATACTCAAAACAAAGAGGGATGAATATCGCCCCTGTACTACCTGATTATCAATTTGCGGGCAAACAAGGGGGTAATGTTTATATGAATAATAATGGTTCGCAAGATAGTTACTCCTTCAGTACAAGTGATGTAAAAATTGATTCGGGAATAAAAAGTGCAGACAATAACGAGTTTAAGGGATTATCACCACAACAAAGATAAAAAGGGGGAGTATCACCGTCTAACGGATTTCACAGCGATGCCTAGGTCATTCATTCATACTATTGGTGATACACCAATATTGTAATAGACACTCCCCCTCATTATTTACTGATCTGCTAGTTTCTTAAAGTAATCCATTGTTTCATCATTATTCGGTTCACTTTCAGAATTCTCTGACGGTGCAGAGTTTGAAGATACTGCAACTGGTTCTGCACTTTCCTCAATAGTCTCAGCATAATCCGCACTATGACCACCAGTAACAGTTTTAAACCTTGCATTTAATTCTGCATAAGATTTAAACTTATCAGGACTCAACAGTTCTTCCAAAGAATATTGTGATTCCCAAACCTTCTTAATCTTTTCTTCATCCCCATCAAACAATGCAGATGGTTCGCAGAATTCAGACTTATCATAATTCGCATATCCATCTACCTGACGGATTTTGATCTTGAAGTTTGCACCATCCCAAAAGTCGAATGGATTAAAACCAACTTCATCTGCAAATTCGGGTTTTAATACTTGTTGTGTCTTATCGAAAATCTTCTTACCATACCTAAACAAAAAGACTTTACCTTCATTCTCTTTATTTGCGGAATCTTCGATAACCAGAATATTAGAATAGAAATTCTGTTTACGTTTACGATCTCTCGCAATATTTTTATCTGACTCAATACCAGAATTCCACAACTTACTATTAGATTGTGCAACAGGATCATCAAATCCTTTTGGTGCCCCTTTAACTGGTGTCGTTAGACAATTCTCAATATACCACCCACCAGGCCCTTTAAACCCATGAGTGAACATTGTAACAAAATCATTTGTCTCACCCTTACATTCGGGAAGAAAACGAATAACTGCATATCCATTACCGTTCTTATCACGTTCACATTTCCAGATACGTTCATCAACGTATGATACTTTTTCGTTCAACTTCTCTGATTGTTGAACCAAAGATTCAAACTTATTTGCTTTGTTCTTCTTTAAATCTGCAAAATTTGTAGCCATATTTTACTCCTTCTAGATAGTTATATTACGTTATATTACGTTGTATAATTACAAACGGTCATCACAATACATTACAAAGGAAGTCTTGAACATTTCTTTTTCATCATATTCAAGTCTTGTGCTTCTGCTTCCAGTTTATCCTTAATAGACCTATTCAACATTTTTGCAACCATTTCAATCTCACAATCAACATCATCTGTATAATGAACAACCGCATCCATATATGATATTTTCTTTTCAATAACTAATTTCTCAATAGTCGCATTAACATCTATACTCATTTAAAATCCTTTATTTTGTCGCAACATTTTAGTTTTAATGCTTCTTTCGCAGACATCCAAACATCTGTAGCGGGTAATAGATATTTTCGTATTTTCTGTTCAGTCATACCAGTACATTTTTTATAATGATTGACCATCCTTTGAGATGTTAAGTCATGTTCTTTACTTACTGCAACCAATTCATGTTCTTTACCCCATGAACCCCAACTCCATTGATGAGACATAATAGAAGTATTAGGAGTTAAAATCCTTTCACCCTTTTTCCCAGCAATAAACATCATAAACCCAGCGGATGCAATTTGTCCTAAACCAACTGTATGAACTGGTATAGGACAACCCCTCATAATATCTATAACTGCAAAAGCAGCATTCAAATCACCACCAGGCGAATTAATAATAATCTGTAAACTCTTAGGTCTTGGTCTTTGAAAACTTTTAGTAAGAATAAACGAAATAAGTTCTTTGCACGTTTCTGTATTTACTTCTTCCATGAAAAGGTAAACACCCTTTTCTTCGGGAGTTAATGATTGTTTTTCTTTTTTCTCTGACATATTTCATTCCTCGACAGTTAAAATCTATATGGATCAATGTAAAATATGTGATTCCCAATCTCTGCAACTTTTAACATATTACGATTCCAATATGGATTAACGTCTGATCTATGATAGTGTGTTGCACCATTCAAAAAATCATTGACCTTCCATTTTGTACCGTTCTTTGATATATGAGAACCAGAATGTTCTAACATAGCATTTGCAATAGTTAAAGAGACTTTCCATGCAATCCTATCTTTAGGTATATCAGATAAACCATCACAAAACCAACTGAAATGACACTTATGTTTAACTAACCTACCATTCCTATATCTTGCTTGTTTTACTACTTTACAAAACGTATTTGGAAATCTTTTACTCTTTACTCTATTTATAGTAACTAATGCAACTGCAATTTGTCCTTTAATATTTTGATCTCTTGCTTCAAAATAGATGTTTTGTGCAAGACAAGTAGTTTCTTGTTTAGAAAATCCTGTCAAGAACAAAAAGGAAATAACAATCAATAAGTATTTCATAATTAAAAAAGGGGTATGGTTTCCCATACCCCTAAAAGTTTTATTAGAGTTTACACACCCCAATATTTATTCAACGCCCTACGACAAGCAAATACAGTTTTTGCACCACCCTGTAGTTGACAATTTTTGAACGCAGTTTCACCAGTTGCTGGTGAAGTATAGATTTCCACCCAACGTGGCAATCCTGTAGCATCCGCTTCCGCTCGAGTAATTTTACGAGCCTTCTTCATACCGACTTTCGGTTTTCCCATTGTCTTTGACATACAATCTCCTTCTCAAAATTAAAAATTCAATTTAACAACATAACCAGCTTATCATAAACTGATTGTAAATACAAGGAACTTTTTCCCTGTAATCTGGAGCGGGTGAGGAATTTTGAAATCCTGACCTGTACGTTGGCAACGTACTGCTCTGCCTCTGAGCTACACCCGCTAATTCTATAGCTGTGAGGGTTTCTGTTGCCAAGTACCCTCGGACTCCGACTACTTACGCAGCCAATGCATACTCGTTAGAGTTTGCGTTTAGTTGTTGAGTGTTTTTAGGATGCCACACTCACATCCTGTCGCCGTGATATTCTCCCTCATACTGTCGAAACCAATTCTCCCACATATTGTAGGTTTTGGTGTAGGAGAGGGGAATCGAACCCCTGTCCAATATGTTTCAAATATAACAGATATACGACAATCAATGTCCAGAAACTTGTCTGGACATTTTCTTTTGATTAACCTCTACCTCTCGAACTGGTAGTTGAAAATCAAATTTCAATACTTCCCCATCCTTAACATTTATTTTTGTATTTATAACATGAGGTGCATCATATACAGGTCTTTTGTCCTCTGCAAAAGATTCAATGTTATATCCTTCATGCCATGTAATTAGGTTATACTCACCATTCGGAACATCTGTGATTTCATAGTTCCCATTCGCATCAGTAACCGCAAAGTAAGGATGATCGAATCCATGCATCCAACCGTTCATATGAATATGAGTATCACATTGGTATCGGTTGACACCTTTAACACGTTTAAATTTCTTCTTAGTCATTCTATTCCTATCAGGTAATGGAACATTAAAAAGTGTTGCACCATTAGAACCAAATGCATGAGGATTATGTAGTAAATCTTCCATGTTATACATTCCAATTCTTTTTGTTCTTACAAATGCAAAAACGTGTTCTTGGAAATTACACAACTGACTATCAGGTTGCTGTTTTTTGTCCAATCCAGCATGAAGTACCCCTTGTCTCCCAACCTTGAGTTTATCCTGATTTAGTGGTTTACCCTCTTTAACTTTCTCAAGATAGACAACGGTAAACTTTACTCCCTTGTTAGAAGGATTGACTTGTAGTGCTGGATTTACAACCTCTTGACCACACTTATCCATATGTTTGAATACGGTGATCTTCGGTAGTGTTGGAATCTTACCCATCCAAGTTACTTTACCTTTTAGAGTAGTACCGTTTTTTATCTCAATTTCTTTGTATTTCGGTTTTGCATCCGATATACTAAATGCTACAAAAATGAGTCCAATGATAGCAATAGATTGTAGTAAAATCTTCAAAATGTTATTCATCTTCTTCTGTCTCCTCAATAATAATTAATGGTTTTGTTGCATAATGCATTTGTAACTTATTGTCGTAGGATAGAATTGCACCATAACTTTCATCATTCCATCCTGTCGCAGTTTTTACCTGACCTTTTGCACCCCCATTATGTTCTGCATCAATAAGTCGTTTAATGATATTAACAGGTTTACCAGTTTTAGAGACATCTCTTTGCAAATTCATAATTAATGCAATATCCTCTTTTGTTGCTGGTTTCTTCTTACCCATATCATAAGACCTAGAGATAAAGAAGTAAGGGTCTTTAGGGGGATAATTAGGTAATGCATAACCCTTTTGAACATCCTTAAATACTTTCTTAAATCCATCACTCTGAATGTAATCAACTATTTTATAGATTTCATCTTTGGTTAATACCCCACCATGTTCATCCCTGTTACCAATACCCCACTCTGGCATCAGTCGAGTAAATCTTCCATTGTTAGGAACTTCAAACATATCATCTCTAGTTCTCACCAAAGAGTCCGAAGCATAAGATATTCCAGTAATTCCCTCACCAGTATATCCATGGCAATGAGCACAATTCATCTCGAATATTTGTCTCCCTGACAAATCACTACCACGTTCAAACTTTTTAGATGGGGGTAACATCATAACTGTACCATCCCATCTTAAAAACTCATCACGTTCTACCCAATCTTCCATATCCATTTTAACTGGTAATTTCATTCCATCAATGGAAGATGTTTGATATGCATATTTAATCTTACCACCATACATCTCTGCATAATGTTTCTGTCCATTCAATGCATTGAAGGATTTATTATTTCCAACCCTACCAATGTTAACTGCAACTTTTAACGCAAGTGTTGGTGCAATACCGAATTCACCATCACCCTTACCTAACCACGGCACACCATCATTATCCCAATCTGCTGTGCCTATACCTAATCCGAGTTCACCACTACGATTTTCCTCAGATTGAATCATTCCCGACATCATCAAAGTTTGTACTGCCCACCGAGAAAATTTAGTAATAAATGGTTTTGACATATGGATAGGTGTTGCGAACAACATCTCTCTATATGCTCGTAATTGTGCAGTAACATCCAATGCATGAATGATAACTGTATCATCACCTAATGTACTACGGAATAATCCTGATGGTTCATCCCAATAGTTTTCCCATACATAGTTCCAAGTCTTTCTTGCACCTTCAATGTACTTGGTTTCTTGTGTAAGTTTATGCGATTCAAGTAACGCAAAGATACCGACAAAGTTCGGTCTTGACTTGTTACACGCACCAATAGGATCATTGGTCATAACATCATAAGACTGACAAAACGATCCATCCTCACCCTGTAACTTTAATAGATAATCTGCATTTCTTGTAACGATTCTTGTTGCAGTTTTAGTTAGTACAGGTTCAAGGTCATCTACATCTTTTCCCAATAATGCTTGAGGATCACGCATACGGTCAACATACTCTTTCATAGCAATAAACGTCAATCCGACATCAATGAGTTTCATCTCCCATTTTGTACCCTTATCCCATTCTGAAACTAAAAGATCATCCCTTGTATGCATCTGCACAATATTCTTTATCTGCATATTTGCAAGATAGTGTGGTACTGCACCAAGATTCTTTTCAAGAATTCCACCATCTACAGGGGGATTGTCTGTAAACATTTCAGTCATTCGATATGTTGATTGAAAGAAATGTGCATTACCCCAAAGTAATGCAGACTGATCGAACAAAAGACTTCGAGGGTCATCAATTTCAAAATCCCATTGTCTTTCTGGTAAATCTCCAGCAAGTAGTAAATTGGGCCATATTCTATGAGGAAAATATTTCAGTCCGTTTCTTGGGTCATACGTCTTAGGATTAACCCCACCAAGTTTTCCATGTTCATCTGCAACTAACTGTGATTTCAATGCAAGTACCTGATTCACCCTAGTTGTTGCAAGTGCCATTCCTCTAAACCCTTCTTCCGCATCATTACCCGCTAGAGTAATTCGTGCATCTTGAGTTGTAGGTGATTTTCCACTATGGGTTGACTTCCACATATAATCAACCCACATACTAGCACGTTTCAACATAATACCAATACTACCCATGTCAAGATATTTTGACATTCCATCCCTATCCCATCTCCATTGTCGATTTTGTAGGAAATATTCTGGTACACCCCACTTACCATTCTTTCCAGATTGAGGATCATTAAACGTATCTTCAATCGGAGTAGGTGCAACGAAATGAGGATCACCACTTTCAAATTCCAAATAGGATGGAGAACCATCATCAGGGAATCTTGGAATACCAACACGTTTCCAAACTAGAGGTAAGTACCATTGTAACAATACATCTTTATTAGACAAAGTACGTTCCCCTCTATCCCGATAGAGTCGATTATACTTTGACAACTCTATTGCTTTTAAAGTGAAATAAGGGCCGTTTACAAAATTAATTCCAGCATGACTAGCAGCAAACCCAAATCCCAAATTATTCCTTGCGTTCCAATACATTTGTTGGTTTGTCATCCAAATAAATGCAGAGTTATGTGCAAGGGGTAATGATGCACGAACCATGTTATTCAAACCAGTTTGAGAAATCTCGAATTCCTCATTTGCCGCCCATTGTTGGTATTTTGGTTTAAAAGTTCTATCCAGAATTTTTACCTCTGGAAGTTTACTTCGGTACGGACTTAGATCAGGTTGAAAAGTTCCCTCTTTAAGATGTAATCTCCTACCATCTGGTGCGTTCATAATATATTCCGCACTCACTAAAGATGGTATCAAAAACAGGATTGTGAAAATCAATTTAAACATTATATAATCTCCTAGAAAGTTACAGCAGCACTAAAGTTTACAACATAACTTGGACTTGGCCCCAAATCAGGAGCACGTAGTCTATGTAAGTATGATGCAGTAAATCGAACCAATGGGTCAGGACTGTATATTATACTGGGCCCTACCAAACTCAACCAACCCCCTCGAAAATCGGGTCTAGGTTTTGCGGTACTCGCATTGGGAAATTTAAAGTCTCCATCATAACTATCGTTCTCTTGCCATTTATGCACTTGAGACATCTGTAAAGACAAATAATCTTTATATACTGGAACAACTGTTGATGCAAAGATTGTTGCAGTATCACCAGCATCTACTCCTTCATGTTCAGAATTCCAACGATACGCAAATCCCCAATGTACGGCCATTCTATCGAATACTGTACCTTCTAGGAAACTGGGCATATCGCCAGGCAACATTTGTCTAGTCCAAAAAGATGCAAATTTATAAGAAATGTTACCCTGTCCTAATTGTCTCCCTGCTGGTAATTCACCAGTATCAGTAAATCTTTTGAATGTAGGTTTAGTAACCGTTCCAGTTGTATCATCCTTAACAGAGATGACACCATTATCACCCGCTTTAGAATTGTTATCACCAGTAGGTAAGTACACTCCAAACGCAATCGCCCATCCTAGAGGTTTATTACCTTGATCCCAAATTTTCTTCTTAATCATAATATTGAGGTCTTGCAACCCTTCGGATGTTCCTGTATTAAAAACAGACTTTGCATTGTTTCCAATGTCAGGTAAACGTACTGGGCCTCTATTAACAGAACTTTCGTATGTTAAGTTAACAACCGCAGTAAAACTGTGAAAGTATTTTCGGTTAAGATCAAAACCATATTTTAAGGATGACGTTAAAAAACGGCGTTGAACCTGATTCTCTCTATGAATAGGATCACTACTAACACCATCTTTATACCAATCATCTTCATCAACATTAACAAATTTAAAACTTGTAGAAAAATTGAATAGACCTGGCGGTAGGACGTATGCGTGTCCAGTAACGGCAGGAACTAGTAAAGGGGGAATAAAGTTTTTAACTTGGTCTTTAATCATTCCACGTTCTAACTTTGTGAAATCTTCATCAACACCAAGATTTAAAAAACGATCTTCAAATGTATCAGTCGCAAATGCAACCGATATGCTCCACATCCAGAAGGATGCGATCAACGCAAGATGTTTCATTGTAAAACACTCCTAATTAATAAAGTAAATCCGCAACTCCTTGAAATGCGAATATCAAACATATTGCACAAACAACTCCTAGTGCAAACCAACAAACTGTTTCAAATTTACTGCATGACTTCATTTTGTTCACTCCTTAAACCTTCTAATTGTGCATAAAGACCAGCGATTGTACCATCATTCTGAATAACAACATCAACATCATCACCAGTTAAACCGTTTTCAGATGCATGACTTGTATGGTCTGTTATACCTCTTGTCTCACTTGTAAGAAATACAACGACACCACCTTTATCCCGAATCCATTTTGCTTCGTTTGCGAACCTAACGTCAGTAATCGCAACAGAAAATCCAGAACATCTCTTTAGAAACATTTCTGCATTTTTTATCCAAACATTCGGGTCAATCTTTCTTGCAACGTCTGTACCCAATAACTGATAAAGTTCTCTTGGAGACTTACCCCAAGGCTCTACAACCTTCTCTTTGTTCTTTATCTGTTCTTCGGTAAGATTGAACATTTTATTCACACCCTCTTTAAGAGGTTTTGCGAAATAATAATGTTGAAACTGATAAGTATCTACTAGATATTTTCCAGCAGTATCTTTACCACTTCTTGCTTTTCCTGCAAACCCAATAATAGCAGGATCACCATTTTGATTTACCCAACCGCAAATAGGAAATGGTTTCATTTTGATTCCCCTTTCCAATGGTCTGGGCCACGTTTAATCTCATACTTCCATTTGTGGTCAGGGTACTTTCCGTCTTTATCGGGAGTAGGAGTATAACCCTCTAACTTATTCCGATATAATTTTGCATCAGACTTTTTTTCAAAGTATTCCTTCCCAACTTTAAAAAGTTTCTTCATTTTTCAACTCCACTTATTAATGTGCAAGGACTAACCAAACAATACCAAATGGTGCAAATACAGCCGCAAGGAAATAACAAAGTACAAATGTTACAAAGAATATTCCAGTAATCATCTTAAAAATAGATTCCATAATTTGCTCCAATTTTAATATTCTGTTAATAATATACCAAAAAAAGGTCAGGAATGTAAGGAAAAGTTAAATCCTTTAAAATCAATGGGTTATAAGTTATTGATTCTAAAGGACTTTTTGACTCTCTCAGAGTCGATTTGAGGTTAAATTATTAATGCCTTACTAGGGTATTCGCCACGCCATTATTTGGTCTTAAATCGTCTTAAATTCCCCTCAAATTCGGATAATCTCTTATATATGGATCGGAATTCAGTTATCAAAACCCAACGAAACAGGAAAAATGCGAGTCCTTCATGTACTTTACCAAACGCATTAGAAACTTGAACTACAACCCCAAGTGTAATTAATTTTGTAAACAATCCCGAACCAACTAATAGGTAAGGAACTATAACCATAAATTGATTATATGCATTTATCCATCCTTCGGTATATCCATAATGATTAAATAGTCTCTGATAATTAATTCTGATACCAGTAAACAATTCCAGTATCGTATCAGGTTTTGCGTAATTCTTTTTATCATCCTCTGCAAATACCAATTCTTTACGAAATGCAGCTTCAACCTTCTGATTGTTATATTCAAGGCCTGGGAGTTTTGAACCCACAATCCATGTAATAATCAATCCACCAATGGATATTCCAAATGCAATCCAAACCAAACTTCCGTCAAATCTCCCATAATAAGGAATAATTACTTTTTCACTTAATCCATGCAACAAAGGAATAAATGCAATCAAAACCATTACAGTACGAATAAGGTTGACACCAAGATTTTCTAGTATCATTATGAATCGTTTTATATCTTCTTGTATTCTCTGTGATGCACCTTCAATTTCTTCCTCAACATTCATCCATTGTGGCATATAGTAAAATGTCAAAGATTCTCTCCAGCGTAAACCATACCATCTTATAAAATAATCAGTAAAAGTTTGAATAAGCATGAATGGCATTGCAAGCATAAAGAATGACTTATCCTCTAGGTCAAATGATATTAACCTTTCATAAAATAAATCTATCCCGACTTGTGGGTTATTAACATACTCACCTGACTTTTGCATGAGATCATAGAACCCACCATACCATTCATTGATTGCAACAGTAAGTGATACTTGTGCCCACATAGATACCAATATGAACAATAAACCACCATATGCCCATAATGCCCATTTTTTACTTGCAAAGAAAGATTTTATCATGCGTAAGTATCATTAGAGTATTTTGGAATAGAATCTTCGTACCATTCTTCCATTCCACCCGACATATTAGAACAGTCTAATTTTAAATGAAAGTCAAACTTTTCTTCCTTATGTTGTTTCTCAAGAAGAAAATCCTTATCACAAGTTTTACAATGTACCTTACGATCTTCCATATGTTTTGCAATTCTTTCTGGTAGGTTGATTAACTGGTAATGTTCCAGTTGTGCGGTAGGGTGATAAACTTTAATCTCTATCCTTGTTTGACAATAACGACAATATAACATTACATTATCGTATGGTCTAGGATATTGTTTACCGTGTAGAGAATTAAAAGACTGTGGTGTATGGGTTACATGATTAACTTTCATTTTTTCTCCTTTTTGGAGCCCTCGGAGAGGTTCAAACTCCCGACATCCTGATTACAAATCAGGTGCTCTATCAACTGAGCTACGAGGGCAAATCATTTTTGAAAATTCTTAGTTTTCATTCTTTCGCCAGGTAAAGTTCTATATTGAACTAATGGCAAGTCCAAATCATTTGTATTAAAACTAATAACAATTCTTTCACTAGATTTATTAATATTACTCGAATGTTTTAACCAAGATGGAAATAAAACTAACATACCGACACTTGGTTTTATTGAACACTTATCACCATTATAATTATTATTGGTAGTATGTTCTCTCCAAGTATGATATGGATGTGCATCATGGAAAACAAGTTCACTACTTTTTTCATCAATCTTCAAGTACAATGCACCAGAAACTTTTGAATTTGGATGATTGTGAATCTCTAAATGACTATCAGGGTATTGTATATTAAACCAAGAATTATCTATCGACACTCTATACAAACCCATAGTATCTGTATACTCATTTATTTTTTCTACTAACTTATCTTTCACCCCACGATCAAATGGAAAATAATCTTTAACAGTATTACTTGAAACACCTTTTCCTAATATTACCTCATGTTTATCAGTCTCTAAATCTCTCACCACTTTCAAAAGAAATTCTAACTCATCATTCGTTAAAAAGTTTTCTGTTATCGAAATCGTTGTAGGAAAAAGTTTAATCAAATTTGTGTTCATAAGTCAGTCAATGAGTCTGCGGAACTATTGTGTACATTAAAATTAATAATAATTGCTACACGAATCCCAGCACCAGTATAAGTATTCGATTCATGGTACAAATAGCCTGGATGTAATACACTCAATCCGTTTTCTGGTGTAATTGCTCTTGCTTTTCTATTATAGGGATATGACCTAGATAGTGGGTCTAGTAACAACATATTTCCACCTTTTTCAAATTCTTTAGGATGTGTACTTGGGGGTCTAAATGTTTGTGCGTTCATCATATCATTCACATTAATACTTGCATAACCTTCTTTTATTTCGGGTTTTTCTAAAACACCTACAAAATTATCCCAATCACCATTATCCATACATTCCTTACTAATTGTAAATTCTTCACCAACTGTAAGATAAGTTATCAAAACACCATCAAAACCATGATGATAGTGTGGATAAGTACGTTGACCGTATGTTTGAATATTACCAAAACATTTAGCTTTTATAACCATATTCTCAACATCTTCAACATCCCAAGCATTTGCAACATAATAACGAATTAACTCATTCGCAATTTCTTTATAATCGTTAACATCACTTTTCCATTCAGGCGTTCCAAACATATTATAATGATGTCTACTGGAATATCCACTATTCCTACCATCAGGTCTATAATCATCATATTCCTGATATGCGTGTTTCGCAATAGTTTTAATTAAACTATACCTAGTTTCTTCTGGTAAATTAAAATTAATTGCAAAAATATCAGTTCCCCAATCCTTTTCAGAACGGAACTTTCCATTCAAAGGATGGTCAGGATTATCTAAATAATAATCAGTCATTTTATTTCCTTTCTATTAAACCTACATATTCTTTATTGATACGAACACATTGTTCGTTGTTAGTTTTAACTTCTTCACAATGATATTCGTTCAAAAATAAAGCTTTAATATCAGGATAACCCTTGTATGGAACATCAACATAAGCTTTGCCACCCGACAACATCAATACAATTATAATAGTTTTAAAGAACATTACAAGTTTGCGTTCTTTCTATTAGGATTATGAAATATTGATGTTGTTTCATTCAATTCTTCTATTTTCGGAAACTCCTGATCTGGATGTAACGCAATAGCTCTTGCTAATAAAACTTCTTCCGTTTCTACTATATCCTCATCAGGTATACAACAGTCAACAGGACATACCTCTTGACAAGCTTCTTCCCCATGAAATCCGACACATTCTGTACACAACTCAGGGTCTATTTCATAAAAATCCTCTCCCTCTGAAATTGCTTCATTAGGACATTCGGGTTCGCATACTGCACAATTAATACATTCGTCAGTAATTATTGTTGCCATTTTTTTCTCCTTAGTGATCTATTTGTGCTTTTTGCACTTTACCAGAGTAGTCAACCATGCATGATTTCCACTCTGTACAGTTATCAATCATAGAACTACCAGCATCTCTATGGCCATTACCAGTTCCTTTAATACCACCAAAAGGTAACTGAATTTCTGCACCAATCGTTGATGCATTAACATAAACCATTCCTGTTTCTACTTCATTGAAAAAACGAAATGCAGTATTAACATCACTAGAATATAATGCACTAGATAATCCGTAACCAGTATTATTAACCATCCAAATACCTTCGTTTGTATTACTAAATGTCGTAACACAAACAACAGGGCCGAATATTTCTTCTTGCATCAATTTGTCATTAATATCTACATTATCAAAAACAGTTGGTTCATAAAACCATCCATCACAATCTTCATTAGGTTGTAAACAAGTTGTACCACCTATTAGTGGTTCAAGTCCTCTTGATTTTGCTTCTTCAACGTACAAGTTTACCTTGTTTAAAGCTTTTACGTTGATTAATGGCCCTACGTCTGTCTTTTCTTTAGTACCATCACCAAGAGATAAATGTTTAGTTTGCCATACTAACCTCTCTATAAACTCATCATGCACGTTTTCATGTACCATTACTCTAGAACACGCAGTACACCGTTGACCAGTAGTACCAAACGCACCCCATACAACCCCTTCTACTGCAAGATCAATATCTGCATCATCCATAATAACGATACCATTTTTCCCACCCATTTCAAGTGAGTACGGTTTCATGTGAGATGCACAAGTTGTCGCAACAATCTTTCCAGTTGCAGTTGATCCTGTAAAAGAAATCATTTTTACTTTATCGTTAGTAAGTAGAGGTTCACCAGCAGTTGGGCCATATCCAGTTACAACATTGAAAACTCCAGCAGGTAATCCAGCTTCATGGAAAATCTCTGCAAGTTTGATTACTGACCAAGGCGTATCTTCAGCAGGTTTAATAACCATTGTATTCCCAGCAACTAAAGCGGGAAAAGCTTTCCATGATGGTATTGCGATAGGGAAGTTCCATGGCGTAATTGCACCGATAACTCCAATCGGTTCTTTTCGAGACATACACCATTTATTTTCTAATTCGGAAGGAACTACTTCACCTGCCATTCTTCTACCTTCGCCCGCCGCATAGAACCCCATGTCGATTGCTTCTTGAACATCACCTCTAGTCTCTGCAAGAGGTTTACCCATTTCTTGAGTCATTTGTTTTGCAATACACTCTTTATCCCGAATAAGTAGTTCTGAAGCTTTATATAAGATTTCCCCACGTTTAGGGGCGGGTGTGTTTTTCCACATCCGTAATGAGTCATGTGCGGATTCAACCGCACGATCAACATCCACCTTTGCAGAGTCTTGAAATTCTGCAATAACATTGTCTTTGTGTGCAGGGTCTTTATTTTCAAAAGTTTTTCCAGTTGCACTCTCAACCCACACACCACCAACATAATTTTTATATATCATCATTCACTCCTTACATATAAAAAGGATGGTTCATCACCAACACATATTTGTTTTTCTTTTTGTACTACTTTACATTGTTTTAATGTTTCATGTTTAGATATTGCAACATAGGTTTCTTCTTTAAACAAGTCTGGTTCGATTAAATAAGAACCAAACGTCAATCCAACAATCATTAATAAAATAGACATAATAAACTCCTTATTTAAGTCATTGAAAAACTCTCCCCACAACCACAAGTTTGAGTTGCATTGGGATTAACAAAAACAAAACCCTTTCCTTGTAAACTTGAATCAAAGTCTAAGGACATTCCTTTAAGATAGATCATACTCTTTTGATCTATGTAAACACTATAACCATCCTTTTCCAAGATAGTATCATTTTCTTCTTCATTACCAAATTGTAAATCATAAGACAAACCCGAACAACCACCACCTTTTACTGCGAGTCGTAACCCAACATCATCAGGTAACGAATTTAACAAAGTTTTCACTTGTAAATCTGCATCATTAGTAATAGTTACAAAGTCCATAAGATTAACTCCTAGTAATTGCGACAATCTTTTTTATTTGTTTTTCGATTACATCCTTCCTATTTGGCCATTTTATATAGATGTCGTCAGGATTCTTTTGTAGATTCCTCAATAATGGCATAATGATCTTTTCTACATTTATTAAGTCATCCTTACGTTTCTTTTCCAATTCTTGCACTTTAGAAGTATCACCACTTCTTATTTCTAAAAGTTTATTAATCTTTTGTTCAAGATCATTTGAGATACTTGCACTTTCTTCCGCAACTTTTGATCGAACTTTTGATTCAAATTCTTCAACCTCTGCTTCATCAACAGTTGAAAATCCAAAATCAAATTCATCATAATCTGAAATATTTACTTCTTGTTTATCTGCCATATCTATTCCCCTATAAAATTCTCTAATGTAGAACCTTGATTATCAGTAAACATCTTTTTCCATTTTATCTTAATCTTTTTAAAATCACCACCCATTACGTTTTCTCTAATCCCATTCCATGAAACATAATTAGGGTACATCTCAATAAGTTTTGCGTGTGTATCATTAATAAGTTCTAAAGTTCTCCATTCATTACATCCACCCTCTACTAATATTTTACTTATATACCCAAACCGATCCCATACACGATTATTGAAACCCATTTTAAAGAACTGTAAAACCATATGTATATCTTCACATACAGGTAATGACCAATCAAGTTCTTCATCACTTGGTAATAAATTATCATTGAAAAAGAAACCACAATTAACAGCAGCAGAATCTATATACTCAACTCCTGTAGGTGGCAAATTTCCTTGACGAAATCCAGAAAAAGGGAAATCATCTAACCAATCACTTGTAGTATTTATAAGGTAATCCCAACCATCCGAATCTACTGGTTTCTTAGATTTCTCCCCATTAGGTGTTCTTTCAATAAATTTAAGATCATCATCAAAAACACCATATTTTTGACATCTTGCGTAATTATATATCCAACGTCTAGTTGCAGTAATTCCAATATCATTGTCAGGTAAAACAATTATTGGATAATTTGGATATAAATCTTGTTCTTTAGGTTGTACCACAAGTCGAGTTATTTCTTGTGCGTTCTTTGTCATATTGTCAAATGTAATTTGATTATGACTTCTACCTAAAGTTGGAATATAAATTCTATCAATCATTTAAAAATCCATCCATCATTTCACTAAACTTTTCATAATATTGATCCTCTGAAAGTAAAACTTTCTTATAATTCTCTCTATACTCGTCAACCTTTGAATCATCCAAAGACATGACCTTATCCTTAAATTCCTCAAAGGTATTTACTCTTTGCCATGAATCAATGTTATATGTATTATTGCTATCATAATCTCTCCAAACAAACGGCACCATACCAATAGATAAAGCTTCGGGATACCTAGAGGTAGTAGCTTTTGGGTCTAACCAATTAAAACACAAAGTACATCTAGCAGGTTTCAACATTGGATATAATTGTTTCCAATCTTTAATCCATGCAGACTGTCTCTTTACACCAGAAGGAAATCCACCAACTAATACTGTGGAAATATCTTTATCCCTATAAATTTTACGAATAGTTTTTTCTCTATCGTGTCCGTGTTTCATTCTACCCCAATACGCAAAATCAATAGTTTTTTCATTACCCATCATATCTGCAAGAGGGTTTGTTAGGGTCTGTATAAAATGATATTTCATACCATGAATATTTCCTGAGAAATCTATTTCATCAATAGTATGAAATGAATCTAAATCAACACCCTTTAAAGTTTCTGTCCTATATAATTCTTCGGTATCACCTCTATCCGATCTCCACATAATAACCTTCTTACCTTCAAAATATGGTCTTATATTATCTATATGAGATTCAGACTTCGCAAGGTCTTTTGGATTCATTTGCAATTCCCCATGATAACGAAATTCTGAATCACTAGGGATTACTATTACATCTGCATCTTTAATTGATTCGGGAGTTCTCTTGGGTCTATCATCACTATAAAAGGAAACATTATAAGTATCATATTCATATTGTGGATTGTTATTCATCCATCTTACATAGTTCTCAAAAAAACTATCCAATACGGTTTCTAATGGCCCATTATATTTTACGTTTGAACGTAATCTTGCAATAGTAATTTTCATCCGAAAAGATTTCTTTCTAGATCAGTAGTATTAGTTCCAAATAAATTACCTTCATTAAATTCCAACTTTCTTACCTTATCCTTTTTACCCCATTTCACAAAATCCTTATCAACTATCTTATATTTTTTTATTGATTCTTTATCCACTATGAGAAGTTTATTAAGTCTATTCGACATGAATACCATAAGGAATGGTACAGTTTCTTCTAAGAAATGACTTTTTCTTGCAAGAAAAGAGATATACTTATACTTATCAGGCCATTCATCATCCCATTGTTTCCATCTTTCTAAATCAATAAGTAAATGTTTTTTACCTGTTTCATCTACCAACGCAACATCAATTCCATATTTATCGTCTGGATGATATTGCCATTTACAAGCTATACCATCTGGTATGTAATTTAATAGATATTGTTGCAATTTCGTATCATTTAGAGTATGTTTAATAAATGCCCTAACATCAGGACTATCATCAAAGTTATTCTTTCTATCAGAAAAATCACCACCCCACTCATTAATTTGTTTTTTATTTACTTGTTTCATCTTATTATATCAATCTCCTTCATGGTTTTTGAATTCCAAACTTCTAACTTAGTACGCAACCTATTCTCTTTAACTAACTTATCATATCTTTTAGTTGCATATTTCTTCCACCACTTAATCACATTCTCGAATTCATACTTCTCAAAATTATCAGATACCTCTAACTTATCTGTCTTACCTAACAAAACATCCTTTACATTACGATAACCATACTCACTCATATAAAATCTTTTTTGTGTAGTAACACCAGTTGCATCTTCCATGCATTTAACAAACATATCATATGCTTTAGTATCGTGTTTCTTTAGTGAAGATTTCACAATACCAACCATTTTAGTTTGCATCTTCAATTTTCTACTAGATGCTCCCTTATGTATTAATTCCTCTCCATCATTCCTATCAGTAAACCAATCCTTCAACTCTTTGTATATTTCCTCACCTAACGTCAATAGGAACTTTGATTCAGTATCACCCTTATATCTTAAATAAGGTTTCATACCATCATACATACTTCCACCCTTTATGTTTCCATATAAAGATGTAGTTTCAAACAAACAAAACTCTGTATCGTATTTCTTATTTAACATTTTTCTAGATGCATGGGAACAACAAATAGATGCAAGTAACTTACCCCCTAGATAATTAAATCCAAATGGTTGTACTGGAACAATATTAAATCCCATTATCGCACGTTTGTTAAATATATCCAGATCAGGTACACCACCAAGAAAATCGTTGCGTGGTTTAGAATTAATTAAAGGTGAACCAAAACGAATAAAACCAACGACTGTATTAGTGTTGGTTTCCTTTACTACTAGTTTTAATGTTTTGCCAGGATTTTCGTCTGGTGAAAAAGATGCGGTCTTTTCCAACATGGTATCGAAATTGATTAAAGGAATTTGACATACTTGGAAGTTCATCTCCATTGGATGCATTGTATAATCTTGAAACATTTCATCCTCAATACTACCCATACCAGGCAGAGGTAGAGGAATGTCTTTAACTCTCTCTATTTTCCGTTCACGAAAATAATCATCAATACGTTTGAAGTCCTTGAAATAATCAATTATTTTCAACGCAACATCAATAGAATCTTTTTTGTCAAGTATCATCATCAATATAGAATACCAAAAAAACTACTAAAATGTAAGGAACTATTGCTGTAAAACTTGTGGATTTGCTTTCATAATAGTTAAAAGCTTGTCCATATAAGTATCAATTTCTCGAATTGGTTTAGTAAAAACTTGAACTTCAGTTGAGTCCCGAACCGCAATTAATATTACAACTTGTTCTGGTAATGCACCTGTCATTTCAAAAAATGCAGCTGCATAAAACATGGTTTGTATATAATAATCTTCAATCCAATCTTCTCTCTTGGACTTGCGTGAAGTTTTGAAATCAATGACTGAAAGAACACCGTTATATTCTGCAACGCAATCCGCAGTTCCAGCAACTTTTAACATATCACTATGCAAAGGAAGTTCTAACCCATATATGTTTTGAATATTTGATAATTTGAACCTAAGACGATTAAACACCTCAATCGCTTCGGGATGGTCTGGTTGGAAGGTAGGTTGGAGATTATTATATAAGTACCTCTCGCAAAGATCATGTACCGCAGTTCCTAATTTACTGGAATCTTGTATAATTCTATTTGCTTCTATTGCACCAACTCTTTTTCTCCATTCCCCAATCCCCGGCTTTGACTGACTGCCGAGGATTGAGGTTATAGATGGGTATGTATCACCAGCTGGTGTGATATACACCCTCTTTCCATCTATCTCATCTCTGATAGATGGTTCATATCCATTTTCATTAATATCGTTTAAATGATGAAATTTCTTCTTCACTTTTTTATTCATTATTTACCTTTTAATATCATTTCCAATGGTATATGCATACCATCTCTCAAGATTTCTAATTTTAAAGTATCACCGATAGTTTTCATTTTAACGATTGATGCGAGCATTTTCCATTTAACTTCCTCACCATCAACTTTTAAAATAATATCACCTACTTTGATAACACCAAAAGCAGGACTATCTTTTACGATCTCTTGTACATATGCACCGTAACCGTGTTTGGAATCTCTATAATCCTTAGTTTCAACTGGACGATACATGATTCCAAGAAAAGGTCTTTCTATCTTATGACCTAGATATAATTTTTCAATTACTGACTGTGCATACGTTCCATCAATCGCAAATCCAATACCAATACTACCTGCTCCTGCACCACCACTACCTGTTATAATCATAGTATTAATACCAATAACTTCTCCATTTTCATTAAATAATGGCCCACCAGAATTGCCAGGATTTATAGCAGTATCTGTCTGAATGAACGGAACAAATGATGCGGCCATCGGAACGAACCGATCAAGAGAAGATACGATTCCTGTAGTAACTGTAAAAGATTGATTCATAGGTGAACCAATCGCAATTACATCACCACCTAATTCTGGTTTCTTTCCCCACTTTAAATAGTCAAAGTTCTTTGTAGTATCAATAATCTTTAATAGTGCAATATCGGAATCTTCATCATAATTTATTAATTTTGCTTCATGTGATTCCTCATTATGAAAAACAACTGTAATCTTTAAACAAAGATCAATACAATTACTTATAACGTGTGCGTTAGTTATAACATGACCTGTTGGACTAACGACAAATCCCGAACCAAGATGTGTTGGTTCTTTTTTAGGATCACCATCTCTCCTTTGCGGTTGTTGTCTAGGATTAGGTTGTTGTTGAGGTTGATTCCTAAATTTGAATCCCCCTTGACGTTGATTCGGTTTCGTTGTAAAAACCTTATCAAGTTTTTCCATATCCTTTTCCGCAATTACTTCTACTACAGATGGAAGGATTTTCTTAACGATACTTGTTTTATGAGTATGTTCTGCATAAATATTAGTTACACCCAAGTAAAGAAATAAAAATACACATAATATATTTCTTTTTAAGTTTAACATTCTAAGCTCCTTTAAATCTCAGCTTGCATTTCCTTGATCGTACTTTGCAAACGAGGCTTCTTTATGTTTTAGGTTTTGGGCTTGAACAACTTTATATTATTACCCCCGATTATGCAAGATAAATTACCCTTTGCGTAATTAAAAATAATAGCCCATTGTTTATTATTAGGATTCATTAGGATTTCCATAGATAGTAAAGTTCTATGTCTGTCGTCATTAACGACACCACTTGCAGCTAATCCCAACATATAATCGTTTTCCGCCATTTCCTTGATAAAATCAGGTGTGTTACAATATAACAAAATCTCGGATAATGGAACTGTTGTCTCATGTTGCTTGGCTGTAGTTGGTTTATTACCTAGTAAAAATAATAAACACAAGCCGATAAATATCAGTTTTTTCATCTTTATCTTACCTCAAAGTTTGATGAAGGATGATTTTTCTTTATCCTAGTCATCACTTCCCTAAATTCGGAAGTTGGTTTAACCCTACCCTTAGACGATTCTAATAATGTAGGATCGGATAATCGGGTAGAACCTATAATTCTTTTAACTTCTCCCTTTTTACAATCAGGACAAGGATTCTCCAAAGGAATATCCATCTCTGCAATAGTTCGGAATTCTTCAAAAGAATGTTCACATAGTTGACACTCATAATCGTATAAAGGCATTATATACTTACCCCCAATGGTATCTCGAATTTCTCTAACTTACTTTTCCACTTCATAAACGTACTCCCATGATCTGTTTTGTATAAATGCATCCATTGCCATTGATGCACCATTTCATGTGCAAGTGTGTAGATAAAGTAAGATTTGTTTTCAAATCGGTCTGCGATAGATAATGTTCCGAAAAGATAATCACGGTCATCTGTTTCCCCGATATGTTCTGCATGACAACCTTGTTTTCTTTTAATCTCTATATGTTTAAAAGGATGTATTCTGTGATTAAATACTTCCCGATTTAAAATGTTATGCCATCTTGTAACAAGATGTTTAGTAGTTTCTATATATTCTTTTTTATGTAGGTTTTCTCTCAGGGTACGAATTACAATATTATCTTTTGTCATATCCCCCCCTATAGAGTTATTTAGGGTATCCCGATTTCTTTCTTTCCAGAACTACTGGAACACCCGATTCAATTCTACCTTGTTTAGTCTTAACTGCGGAAAAGTCTCTTTCAACTTTATAATCACAAGTCATAACCATATCAAGGAATTGTCCTTCATACATAAAACCATTCCATTTTAAATCAAAGACATGATCTACACCATTATCTTCAAGCTCGACTTTTATATATTTCTGTTTGAAACCTTCAAGAACATTTGCATTTTTCTTTGTTTTCTTTCTTTTAGAAATTTGAATGTTCAATACAGTTTGAATGTCCATTACTCATACCTTTCTATATAAGTCAGGGAAAACCTCTAGAACTAGTTTTTCCGTTAATCCTTTACATTTGATTTTCTTTTTTAACATACCACTAAAAATTAGTGATTCGTCCTCATGCATTGTCTCTAATATCTGTATTACTAATTCTTTAGTTTTTGACTCACTTATATTTTCTGACCGTTTATGTCCTTTAACAAATATAGAACATTTAGGAACAGACTCATTCAAATTCAACTCATGTAGATCAATCGGTTTATCATTACTAGGTGTGTACTTCGGTAACTTTGTAATATTCCATTCTATACTAGGGTCAAATGTACCTTGTAATATAAATCTGAAAATATTATTATCCGCAACCGATTCCAATATTTCTTTTTTCTGTTTTCGACTCTTTGCATTATTAATTCTCGCAAATATCTCACTCATGTATTCAGTCATAGAATAAAATCCCCCTTATGTTCCATTAAATAATTCAATTTGTTCTTAACAAAGTATGAGGTAAATCGGCCAGGTAATCCATTCCCTTTATCTTTAGTCTTAGTGTATTCTCTCATAATCGCATCAACAATATCTTTGGGAATATACTCAAAATCAATCAACTTTTGATTCCTTTTCCACTTAGGATCAGTATTTATCATATCAGGTTCATTCATCCAAACTGCTACCTTTTTCTTAGATATTGGTTTCTGTCTAACACCCTCAACTATGCAAGCATCCTCTGAAAGAATGTTCGGAATACCATCTCCTTTATCACCTCTAATAATATGTTCTTTGAGGTATTTATAAGGGTCAGACGTAGTAATCATCTTTTTTTGTATAGGAGAGTATTGTTTTATCGTTTTAAACTTCTGTAATTGCGAAAAATCCTTATCAGAACTGATAATTATACTCTTTTCATCAATATATTTACTCAAAACAGCGATAATATCATCTCCCTCAGCATGAGGTACAGAAATCACCTTATATGGAAAATACTCATCTATTTCCTCAATGATCTGATTAATGATGGAAAATAGTTCCTTCCAATCCATACCATCTTGAGTTTGCTGTTTTTCACGCACTTTCTTCCGATTTGCTTTATAATACGGAAATTCATCTTTTCTCCAGCTTGATAAGAAATCGGTACAAATGACAATTTCTCCATATTTTGCACGATACTTCACACGATAATTTCTGATACTATTCAATACCAAATGTCGAATGAAATCTTCGGACACCGTATCTTGATCGCTAGTTTTATGTGCAATCATAATACTACCGATTATTATATTTGAAAAATCAAGCAAAATCATGTCAATACACCCTCAAGAACTTTTATCTCTTTAACAGAATCTAAACGAAAACTTCTCCATCCATTTTTATCAATATCCCATACTGATAAAACATCAGGATTTTCTTTTTTCTTAATAATATCTTCACTAATGTATTTTTCTGGTAAAACCGATTGATGCAAAGTACAATTCATAACACGTTCTTCACCGTTTACCTTCGTAAATGTTACTTTAATAACATTACGTTTCAAACCCTCAACCAATATCTCCCGCTTCTTCGTCATAACTATACCCCACTTTAGATTCATAATCTGTGTATTTCACTATTTTAATATCGGTATATTCTTGTAACAAGTCCAAACCATCACTATTCTTATACCTATGTTCATAATGAAATTCTTTAATACCAGATTGCATTATTAACTTTGCACAATCAACGCAAGGTGCATATGTACAAAACATATAAGAATCATCACCCGACTCTGTTGACTTTGCAAGTTTAGTAATTGCATTGGCCTCCGCATGGAGTACCTCTGGTTTTGTAACATTGTTTTCTTCGCAAACATTTGAACCACCAGAAGGCATACCATTATATCCGATAGAAATAATCCTATCATCCTTTACAATGATACAACCTACCTTGAGTCTGTCTGCGGTAGATAATTCACCGTATATTCTCGCAACTTCCAAATGCGCCCGAATAAACTTACTTTTCATAGAATGTCCATTCTTGAATAGTATTGTCATCTAACATAGAAACTTGATCTCCATGTTCCTTTTTGAATTCTTCGTCCGTATGTACCTCGAATTCACGATCAAAAGTTTCATGCAAATAATCCGCACCATCTATAACCATGTTCTTCGCAGTAGCAGCATCATGTACAAGAACATTTAAGTTCTCTGGTTTCTGTACCATCAAAGAAAAGATAATAAAAAACTGTACAATAATAATAAAATTCTTAATCATATTCATTTAAAAAGCTCCTAATAATATAGTTTGAGAGTTAATTCTCCCTGTCATAGATTGATCTTTCGTTTTCATCTCTTTCAATGATTTCCGCAAAGATCGTTTGTTAAGACTACTCAATGCTTCATCTGGTTTCCTCGCCGTTTTTTGCATTGAGGTTTCTTCGTCAAAGTGTAATATCGTACAACCTTTAACACTAAGACCTCTAACCGTATTCTGTGCATAATAGACACCTAAACGGTTATACTTTGTATTATACACCCATAACTCACTTGCACCAACAATCTTTTCTGCATTGATACTAACAAGTTTAAGGTCTGGATGTTCCAGTTGATACTTCAAATTCTTAATAAGTCGAGTTGCAGATTGTTCCTTTTTCTTTCTAGGTTTTCTCTGTGCAGTTGCGTTCTTAATAAGACGATCAATATCATCAATAATAATTCCAAAGAAGTGCATCATCTTTTCTTGATACTTTGGTTTAAGATGACCAAATGCTTCATTTAAGTAATCATCCTCACCATTGAAAACATCTACACTTTCATTGTACAATGTCATATACAGTTCACGCATTTTCCTTGCATGGACTGATTTACAACCCATATCCTGTAAATGGGTATAACAATCGTATTTCATTTTAAAATCACTATTGATAAAATCGTCAATCTTACCTTCAATACCAGATACAAAATCTTCAACTTGTTCCCTGATTCTTTGTTGAATATTTACCTTTGGTTTTTCTTTCTTTTCTTCTTTTTCTTCTACTTTCGGTTTACCCTTAGTTGGGTCAACCATAACACCATTGACTACCTCAACTGCTCGAGTAGTACCATCATCACAAATCATTAAATCATATACTTTTTTCATAATGTAATGTCCTCTATCATTATACAACATTAAACAAATGCATCTTTGCAAG